GGAGGCGAATTTTAAAAAAAATGATTGGGCTCTCAAACTGTTCAAGAAGAGGTATGATGAACTCACCCAACAACAGAAGACCTTCGTTGATGAGACTGTAAGAATGATGAAGGAGTCCTTCAAGGAAAAAATGAGTGATGATGAGATGCAAGGATTCATCGATGATGCAGAAGAGCGATTGACGCGCGGCGAAACTGTTGCTATGGTTCTTGCTGCATTTAAGCGTGAAGTGCCACCGGCAGATTTTTCAAGGGTTGCTGAATATGTCAAAGACGTTATCAGAGATTTGAAGGCGCAAGGAGTCAAAATCAAGGAGTCCTTCAGGGAAAAGCTTTCTGGAGAGAAAGATGATCTCTCTCAGAAGATGTTTGGCAAGAAGTACGTCGATCTTTCAGATGACCAGAAGACTAAGGTCAACACGGCATTCGATGACAAGTTTTATGGTGAGTCATTTCGCAATCGGCTTGAATCGCTCTCTGAGTCCTTCAAGGAGTCCTCCGGGACGGACGTGATCGATAGTTGGTATGGGAAAAAGTACGCACTCGGTCTTGATGAGACGAACGACACCGAAGAGGGGACCTATTGGTCGACCTGGGGAGAAGACCTGAGGACCAGAGAAGTAATCAAAGAGCTCGACAGGGATTTCAAAACCAGGTCGTCAGCTCAGGATTTCTTCAATAAGATGAAATCTAAGTACCAGGCACTTGACTCGAAGAAGGAGTCCTTCAAGGAAGGCGAAGGATATGACACCCTTGACGACCTCAAGGGATTTATTCTCGCTCAGCGATGGGATGATGCTATGCAGGCATGGAAGCGACTTGACGGACTCGCGCCGTTGGATGATTCAGACGTCCAATTGTTGATGGATGACTTGAAGAGCGCGATTCTACAGAAGGACTACGCGGGAGCGAAGGATAACGTAGTTCGGTTGATGGGAGAGTTCCCGATGAATGAGTCACTCAAGGAATCGCTCTCGCGAGAAGACATCGAGACTCAGATGGTCAACTCACAGTTCTCAAAGGCCTTGGGCTGGGTCAAGGGCGGAGAGCTTACCGAATTAGGAAAGAAAGTCGCAGACGAAGCGCTCAAGGCTCAGCGGATGCCGAAGGCAGAATCCTTCAAAGAGATAAAAGTCGATGTGCCAGACTTAATTCAAAAAAAGCAACGAGGAATGGCCAGCATTGACTGGACAGATAAGAATGGGAAATTCCATACTAAAAAAGTTCCGGGACCACAAGCGGACGAAGAGGCGGATAAGATTTCTAAGGCTGGAGGAAAGGATGTTAGCGTTTCGTTTGGTGGGCCAGAATCCTTCCGCTGCCGGCTGGAGTCGCTCAAGGAAGCGACTGGGACAGACGATCTTGACGCGATCGCAAGAGCATTCTTCAAGAAGGAATACGGAGAATTGTCAAGAGAAGAACAGCAGAGAGCGCGGATGATCCGCGATGGAGCGAAGATGGGAGAATCTCTCAAAGAGCAGGTCGAGTTCAAGCCTGGCGAGCAGGTCAGCTTCCATGACATGGGGGGCAGCGAACAGAAGGGCAAGATCAAGCGGGTCGTCCAAGGAGGGGAGGCGTACCAGATCGAGCTTCCGAATGTCAAGGCCAAGCTCCAGAACTACCCGAACAAGGAGTCTCTTAAAGAATCCTGGGAAGAGCAGCGAAAGGACGTCTGGATGAACAAGAAGACCATGAAGGCCTTGAATCTCACGACTGACTCATCTGGCAAATGGTGGGCGTCGCTGTGGAACACGGACCGGCTCGGGAATGCTATCCATCCAGCCATTGTCACTCATGAATTCAAGGATAAATCTGAAGCTGAACGGTGGGCGAATGATTACATAGCAACACATCGGGAATCATTCCGTAGCCGGTTGGAGTCTTTCAAGGAACAGGAAGGAGAGACCTATGGGTATTGTTCGCGATGCGGATTCGGCATCGGCTCAGAGGGACACTATCAGGCGTGCGAGTTGAGGACCCCCGGCGCGCGAGCGAGGAATGGAATGCTGTTGAATCCTCCCGAGGCAGGAGAGCAGGAAGAGTCTCTCAAGGAGAGCATCCATCCTGGGATGCGGTTTACGTTCAAGCCGAAGCTAAAGAGCGCGACTGGGATCGTCAAGGACGTCGCCGGGAACGAGATCACAGTCCTCATGGATGGAGCTACAAAAACCATAGTCATCAACAAAAGCGAACTCGAGGATATGGTCGCAACGTGGACGGGGGGAAATTCTATGGAGCACATCGAGGATACCGCAGAGCCGCTCAGGCAGCTCAGGGAGAGGTACGGCAAGAGGGAAGCCTGCAAGTTTAAGGAGGCATCGGTGGGAGAGGTCAAGGCCGAATTGATGTCTAAGTACAATCTGACGAATGAGCAGGCAGATGCGTTGTTTTTTGCTGCTGCTGCTGGCGACAAAGATGCGGCTGAGAAAATCAACAAGGCAGCCAAGAAGATAAAGGATGCAATGGCTCAGGAGTCCTTTAAGGAGAAAGGCGAGCCGAAGGAGAAGCTCTACGAGGTAGAGCAAGAGCGCCACGGCACGTGGAATGTCACCTTCGAGGGAAGCACCCATCTCAACAGCAAGGGCGGATTCAAGACTGAAGATGAAGCGAGTGATTGGGCTGAGTCTCAGCTGTGGTCACTGCTCCTCCAGCGAAGGGCGAAAGCGAAGGAGTCCTTCAAGGAAAAAATGAGTGAGAAAGTAGATAAGCAAAAAGTGACCGTGTTTAAATATAAAGGATATGACGTGAATGTTATTTATGATGTTGAGGATAAGGATTGGGGAAGTCGTATCTTTTGGGATGAAGAGGATGAAGAATGGGGTTCGGAGGACTATGGTCCTTTCCCATCTGAATCTGCCGCAGTCACAGACGCGAAGCGTAAAATTGATAAAAAAACTAAGGAGTCCTTCAAGGAAGTGTATCATCTAGTGAATCCGCGAACCGGCGGGGTTACGACTGTTGAGACCCGGACTGAGGCAGATGAACTTCTTGCGAAGGGATGGAAGTTCCCTGAGTCCTTCAAGGAGGCGAATTTTAAAAAAAATGATTGGGCTCTCAAACTGTTCAAGAAGAGGTATGATGAACTCACCCAACAACAGAAGACCTTCGTTGATGAGACTGTAAGAATGATGAAGGAGTCCTTCAAGGAAGCTGATGATTTCCACCCGACTACATTGGATGGGTTCAAGAAGCTCATCGACCTCACGTTCGAGACGGCTGATGATATTCGAGATGTCGCATTCCAAGTGAAGTCGACGAGATCTCTCATCGACAAGTCAGACTTGACGAGCAGCCAGAAAGGGCAACTCAAGGATGATCTCGACCAGAGATACAAGCAAGCGAAAGAGCCCAAATGGGGCGGAGAGTCCTTCAAGGAAGGGTTATGGTCCGATTGGAAACCCCAGGAAACTGTCGTGGAGATCGGTCAATATCAGAATCCAGCAACTGGCAAGGATGAGTGGGCGTACAATGTATACAGGCCAGCGACCGGCAAGAATATTGAAATTAATTTTTTCAAATCTAAACAAGACGCAGTGGCCGGAGCAAATAGATACATGTCGAGCCATCCCGCCGATTGGAGAAAACTGAGGGAGTCCTTCAAGGAAGCACTCAAGAAAGGAGATAAAGTAAAGTTCGCAGGAGCACCGGAATCGCCAGTGATGACGATTCTTAATTTTGATGACGTTGAGCATCGCACGGCAAAGGTGCAGCATCCCGACGGAAGTGTTGAAGAGGTTCCAACCGAGTATCTCGTGAAGGAGTCCTTCCGCAGCCGCATCGAGAGTCTCCGCGAGTCCTTCAAGGAACAGGATGACCGCCCGCCGAAGGCCGGCTGGGACAAGTGCATGGACTGGGCGAAGTCTGCAGGGTTCGCAAAAGACCCAGCTGCGGTCTGCGGCAGCCTCTACGCGAATCCAGCTACCTGGCCTCACGGTCGTGGAGACACGATGAAAAAGCAGTTCTGGGGATGATCATGGGATTCAGAGAACGATTAGAGAGGCTCAGTGAGAGAGTTCCGCGCTGGCAGGAGCAGATGGTTCGCTACGCGCGGGTGCAGCTCCAGCTCGGAAAGCCGAAATCCCAGATCAAGGAGCTTATCGTCGACCGGTTCAGTGTCGATCCCGACGTCGCGAACGTCGTCATCGCAGCTGCGGAGCAGAAGGAAGAATCCTTCTCAGAGGTCAGCCCTGAGTGGGTCGAGCAGAACTTCAGCAAGGATTTTTTAGATTGGGTCCTCAAGGCAGGGCATAACCTTGAAGCCGAGACAGATGGGGACATGATGCAGCTTTACTCTCAATACAAGCGCGAGAAGGGGATGCCATTGTTCGAAAAAGGAGCTTGCAAGGAGACAATCGCGAAGCGCGGCGACAAGTGGTGCGTCCTGCACGGGCATCCTCAGAAGCCTGGATCTAAGACTGACAAGCCCGCAGGGAGCGTCATCGCCTGCCACGATTCTAAGAAGGACGCGATAGCGCAGCACGTCGCCATCATGATGTCACAGAAGCGCAGAGGAGAGTCGCTCGCAGAGAGCGATGGAGCATTCAAGCAGATCCAAGACAAGCTCAAGCAAGGCGAGACTGAGAAGACAATCTTCTCTTGGCTCGTCAACGAGCGAGGGTTCCCGATCAACGCGGCGCGAGCTCTGATTTCCGAGGCGAAGAGCCGGATGGAGTCGTTCAAAGAAAAACGAGACGTTCCATCGCCTAAAGAACGAAAAGAAAATCCCTACGACTTTCACTGCAAGAAGTGTGGTGCGCTTCTCGGAACTGCTGACCGAAAGTATAAATGTCCTGAATGTGGATTTGTTGATTTTGGGGAGTCGCTCAAGGAGAAGTATGGAAATAAACGGGAATCTTTTACGGAAAATGACAAACCTCCGGTATGTTCCATCTGCAAAAAGAAAATACCAGTACGCCAACTACCAGCGGAGCCAAAGAAAGCCATCTACTATGACGTTAAGGGCATTGGTGAAGTTTGTGAGTCGTGTGCTGACAAGTTGCGTAGGCAGAAGAATCCTCCTTCTATGCAACTCGGTTGGTGGGAACCCGACTATGACCCGAATTGGGGTTTGTTTAAGGACGAATCGCTCAAGGAAGGCGATCCACGACTCTATCGTGGACGGAACAAATGGCAATCGCTTGACGAGTCTGGGAAAGTCAAGTTCCTCCAAGTGATCGGCTACTTCCCGAGCGAGAAGACGAAAGCCTGGGCGAAATTAAGTTGGGAGTCTCTTCCAGCGGACATCCAGAAGGACCTCGACGGCTATCTGAAGCATGGTGCTTTCGACCCAGCGAATGTGACGCTCATCGAGAGCATTGTGACTAAGTGCGAGTCAGCAGTCCCAGACGATTTGGTCGTGAAGGTCGTGAAGTTCCTTGCCATGAACCCAGACCCGACTGACGAGATGGTCCACGAGCTCGCTGATCAGATCGGGATCCCAGTGCCTGACATCGAGGCAGCCATCTACAAGATCGCGAGCAAGTTCATCAAGGGGCTGTTCGGGATCGAGAATCTCAGAGAGCAGAGCCCAGTCGAAGACTATCAGGCGATCGCTCAGCAGCTCTTCAAGAAGAGCCCGAAGGACCTCACTCCAGAGGAGACGAAAAAAGTAGATGAGGAGTTCGAGAAGTCCTACGCGCGAGCGATGTCTCAGAAGTTCACGGAAAGATCAGAGAGCAATGAGTTCTGGTGGACAAACATCCTGTCGATGGAGGAAAAAGAAGAGATGCTCCAGTCAGTCCACGCTGACAAGAGCTTAGCCGCCAGATCATGGTCAGAGGTCCCGAGTGACACTCAGAAGCAATTAGTGGACTACAGCACTCAAGTGATCACAGAGAAGAAGGAGGGCGTCTCAAGCGTCCTCAATCGGATGTGGAGAGCGCTCGCCTACGGCGAGAGCAAGAGGTGAAATCATGGCAGAGAACATGAGGATCTTCACTGAGAAGATCTGGATCCCGTCAGAGAGCCCGTTCCGGTTCGCAGAAGCAATTAACCCGCAGACCGGCTCGAAAAAGTTTATCATGGAGGGACTGCTGCTCCCGTTCGGGAAGATCTCGCGGAACAACGTGCTGTACAATGTTGAGTCGATCAGGGAGAAGCACAAGCAGCTCATCGGACGGCCAGTGATGTACAACCACAAGGTAGATACTGACATGATGCCGAAGGGCCACTTCATCGAGTCGTGGCTTGAGGACGACGGCTGGCACTACAAGGCCGACATCGACCCAAGAGAGGAAGAACTGATCGGCAAGCTCAAGCGCGAGGACCTGCGGCACGTCTCGATCCAGCTCCTCGGCGGCAAGGTCATCGAGCGGCTCGAGGAGTCTACTGGCAGGACGTTCACTGAGGCATGGGTCTCGGACATCATCGAGGGATCCATTGTCCCAGCGCCTGGATTCCTCGATACTACTGCGAAGTTCGCGGAGGCCCTCGGATCCCCGCCAGGGACAAATATCAATCTCGAGCAGATGGATGTGCCGTTCAAGATTGGCGACAAGATCATCGACGCCCAGGGAAGGAGGGGAGACGTGACAGGCTTCTCGGCCAATGCCGCGAAGGTCAAGTGGGAGGACGGCTCTGAGTCCGAGGCTCCGTATGGGGAGCTTCGGCCAGTAGCTGCAGTCGCCGAGTGCAAGGAGGACGTCACAACCACGACTGGGGGAGGCGCGATGGCGCCAACGAAGATCGTCGGCAAGAAGGACACTGAGTCATTCAAGGAGGCGCTCTCGACGCTCAAGCATGGAGATGACCCGGACGACAAATTCGATCCATCTCAGCTTGCTGCGGGAGCCGAGGTTGAGACTGAGCACACAGATGACAAGGACTTAGCGAAGCAGATCGCAAAGGCGCATCTCGCAGAATTCCCTGACTACTACACTCACCTTGCGAAGATGGAGGATGAGCTCAAGGCATCGAAGATCACGAGCGAGATCCCGCCGGCAGAGGCGCTCGCCGAGATGATGAGATTCAGAGAGCAGAAGACAGTCAAGAAGGCTGAGACTAAGCTCGGGGTCTTGAGCATCGAGGAGTATGAGGGCTTCGGGTACATCGTCAAGCTAGGCTCTGCTTTCTGGACGTTCGCCTACCCGACCGCCACTGATGCCGAGACGGTCTACTCGAAGATACTCGAGGACGCCAAGCGGGGCACCGTGAGGTCGCCCTTTTCCTACCATTAAGAATCATTTTTAAATACTAAGAAGCCTAGGACAGGCTATCGGATGGCGGGTGTGACCATGGAACCAAGGGAAATGCTCAAGAATGTCATGGAAGAGAATCGAAAGTTGAGGGAGGATCTGGCGATGGCCAAAAGTCAAAGGGAAAACGTACGTGAGAAAGATGTCCAGGCAGAGCCTGGCGCGAACATCACCCAGGGGACAACGACACCGAATCCCGAGAAAGCATCTCAGGATGACCTCGGGAAGAAGTACCAAGAGGGCGAACTTGAGAATGACAAGCAGACCGAGCCCGCGACGAACATCGCCGCTGGCGGGACTGACTTGAATGCCAAGACCGCATCTCAGGACGACCTCTCGAAGAAGCAGGGAGCCGAGCAGACTGTGCTCGAGCACTTCTGCGAGCAGTATGAGGATGACATGGGCAAGGTCGTCGAGATCCTCGAGAAGCTCTCGAAGAGAGTCGAGGCGCTCGAGGGAGAAAAGGGTCAAGGTACCGCTCCTTTAGTTCCAGAGAAGGACGAGGAGGAGCCGCAACCGCCTCTCACAGAGAAGGCGAAGCTCGTCAACGCATTCACCGAGACGGTGAAGACCGAGAGAGCGGACAAGGAGAACATCGGAAGGGCTCTTAGCAGGGTCCTGTACAGTTAGAACGGAGGGGGACAACTATGGCATACAAAGCGCCGCAGTTCACAAACTACGGCAACCAGTTGACAGAGATGGCTGGAAAGCTGCTCGCTGAGTCATTCGCAGCCAAGCCAGAGACGCGAGTGCTCGCCGAATCGTTCGGCATCACGTTCAAGGAGGACGTGACCACAACGACCGGTAGCGGCGCCTACACCACAATGCTCTCGACCACGCTCTACAGCGCGGCCATCGAGAACATCAAGGACATCATGGAGCTTGTCTTCATGAACAACGATCTCCTGAACAAGGGCGGATTCGGCGCATACCAGATCCCGCGCTTGCTGCCCACGATCGCTTACGAGATCGCAGAAGGCCAGGTCGTGAACTACTTCGACGAGGGTGCTGACTCAATCACAGTCACCTGCCGTCCAGTGGTCGCGGGCACTGCGCTCACATGGCAGATCATGAAGAGGGGCATGACCGACTTCGTGAAGTTCGTCCTGCAGAACGCAGCTGACGCCATCACAAGGAAGCTCGCCACTGACATCGTGAACGGGCTCGCAGCCGGCGCCGGATCTTCACAGGGCGGCGGAACGACCTACGACAACATCATCAACTCGGAGACCAAGGTCAACGCTGCTGTGTACGCGAACGGCGTGCCCTACGGCTTCCTGGCGAACCGCCTGGTGCTTGCGACATCTGAGTCAGGCACGCTCAAGAAGACTGCTGAGTGGAAAGCTCACGTGTACTATGCCAACGCACGGCCTGGTGACGAGTTCGTCATCAACCGCCCCGCGTTGGTATTCGGCAACTTGAAGCTCGTGGAGACGCCGTTCCTCACAGCTGCCAAGTACCTTGTGCTTGACAACAAGAAGGCTGCGATGCTGATCAAGGAGTCAGATCTGCAGACTTACGAGGGCGCGATCCCGGGTCGCCCATACGATCGTGAGGTCGTCGGCCTCATGTCGTACGTGCTGGCCGTGATCTACCCGTACGCCATCTGCAAGGGCACAGCCTGAGCAGACTGAGAGCATCGCTCTCCTCATCGGGTGAACACTCCTCCCGCGAGGGAGGGGGTCATCCAGCAGGAGTAAACCCAAGAAGGAGGAAACGACTATGAAGAGCTACATACTCGGGGCTGTCGTCGGGACTGGCGGCATCCTCGCGAACCAGTACGTCAAGCAGGACGGCTCTGGCGGAGTGGTCGGCAACGACGGCGCAGCGACAGCGATCGGCATGGCGAACGCCACGAAGGTTGCCGGCGAGCTCGTCGGCGTCATCGTGAGCGGCATCGTCAAGTCGCCGCTGACTGACAATGCGACCTACAGCTTCGGCGACAAGCTTGAGCTGAAGGCAGACGGCCAGACGCTGACCGCGCTCGCCGCTGGCACGCTCACCGCGATCGCCATCGAGACCAAGACGACAACTGCGCCGGACAACGGACTGAGAGTGCTCTTGCTCTTCATCTGAGCAGAGCTGACAACGTCTCAAGTTTTTCAGGGGGAGCGATCCCCCTGATTACTTTTTAGTTCAACCGAGAAGGTGAACACAAATGCGCGTAAGGCTTAGCGAGAAGTACAGCAACTGGTATTGGGATTCTGGCAACGGCATCACCCTGCGGAAGGACGACCGCGTGGGAGTCGAGGTATCTCCAGGCAACAAGCTCGTCGAGCTCGCCTTGGACGGCGGGATCCTCGAGGTAGTCACTGACGAGGAGCTCGCGAGGGTGAGTGGCGAGCCGAAGATCATCACCGACGTCCCTGACACTTCTAAGGCGATCAAGGAGATCGTCACTCCTGAGAATACGAAGCAGCTGGAGAAGGTGAAGGATGGAGATCACAGTCAAGGCGGCTGATGTCAAGCGGATCAAGTTCGCGGACTACAAGAAGTACTTCATGGAAGCACTGAGGAGCCCTGACCCTCCATACCACATACTATTCTACCGCAAGTCGCCCGACGGGATCGAGATCTCGTTCAGCTGGGACGGCTTAGTCATCATCACAGGCATCTCGTACGCTGAGATCAAGGAGCTCTACGCTGACGCAGACCTAAGCGATGCTGTCTTGTCTGATAAGGACGACCATCCGATCCTCTTGAAGTTCTACGCCGACTACCTGTTCGACCGAGGGATCCCGGAGGCATAAGATGGCAGCCAATAACCACAATGGCTGGAAGTCCAAGACAGACAAGTGGCAGGGCTATGTGAAGGCGAAGCTCGAGGACATCCACAACGAGCAGATCGAGATAAAGATATCAATGAAAGAGCAGCAGCAATCCACAGTCAAGAAACTTGAAGATTTAGATTCGCGGGTTCACTCGCTTGAGCAGTTCAGGAACAACATCAAGATGGCGGTAGCAACCATCGCGAGCGGGGTGACGATTGTGTTCAACCTCGTGGTGATGTTTCTCAAAGACCTGATAAAGAGCAAGGGTGGTTGAGGATGGCCGGAGTCCTCACCAACCAGCACGGGACCCAATATGTAGACACCGCCCTAAGGCTTGACGGCAAGGTCGGCCTGTGCGTAGATTCTCTTGGCGGCGGCGGTGTTGGCGACGTCGTCAAGATCCGAGACGGCGTGCTGGACGTCAAGGTAAGTGTTGCTCTCGACTCCACTAAGAATGCGATCTTCGTCCAGTCTGAGAGTCTCGCATCTGAGATAACTCTCAACGGCGTCAAGCTCCAGATCGACAAGTTCACGTTCAATGGGGCAAATGATCTCAAGGTGACGCTCGACGGCGAGACGGTCGGAGTCAGCAACTGGCCCGCTGACTTCCCCGACGCTGGCACGCACACGAGGCTTGACGCGCTGAACCTCAAGGACTTCGCAACGCAGACTACGCTCGCGCTTGTTAAGGGAGTGCTCGACACTATCAAGATTGTCCTTGACAATATCTTTGTGCGTCAGGCCAACGGCACGCAGCGCACGAAGCTGACTGACGGCGCGAACGACGTCACTGTCACAAACAACCGCCTGGATGTGAATGCCACGATGAGCGGAGGCGGAGGATTCTTCCAGCTGCCGCCGCGCTCGTTCCAGCAGACGTACACGGGTCAGCAGACCAATACAAACCTGATAACTCCAGCTACAGGGAAGAGGATACACGCATATGGCGTGTTGATAGATTCCAACACAGTGGCGGTCATCTCAGTGAAGGCCAACTTCGTGAGTGGCGCAGGGGTGCTCATCTGGCAGTGCTTTATGGAGAAGCAGAAGGGGCCATCGAACTGGATGCCTATAAACAAATTGGGCGGAGTCAACGAGAGCGTGGTGCTGAACACTACAGGCATTTCCAACTCGACGTCAGTGTTCGTCTCGATAGCTTATGATGAGGTCTGACGATGGTGAAAGTGCAAGACAAGCTGGACTCGATAAAGCTGCTCACAGGGTACGTCGACAAGTCGCTGCGCATCATAGAGCACCAGTACGACTTCGTCATCTACGAGTACATCATCTGCACAGGGACAGCAGGAAGTTCCAAGAAGGTGATATATGGGTTCACGCACGACGACGAGAAGGACATCGAAGACCAGGAGGTCACGTCCGAGTCGTGCTTCTGCGAAACGGCTACAGCCGTGTCGTTCCCGCCTGAGATGGTCGTGATGAACTCGTTGCGGACATACCCCCTTGAGCGCATCGAAGTCCGGTGGACGACTGAAACCGATTTCAACAAGGGCACGTTCTCAGACACGCAGGTCATATCGGAATCCGGCGGTGCGGTCACGCTCAAGGGCGGCTCAACAACTGCTTATGCCTGCTGGCACCTCAACGAAGCAAGCGGCACGAACGCCCCAGACGCGACTGGCAACAACCGGAACGGCACGACTGTCAACTTGCCGCTATGGGTGCCTGGCCGATTCTACAACTGCTTGCAGTTTGATGGCGTCAATATGTACGTCAACTGCGGCGACATCGCGAACTGGGAGCGCACGAGCAAGTTCTCCGTCGAATGCTGGTTCAAGACAAATTCGACTGCGACGATGGCACTCATCGCCAGGAGATCCCACATCGGGCTCGCATACGCCGGATGGGAGCTCAATATGAACAATGGTAAAGTCCAGATGATTCTCAGCGCGAATGTCACGAATGGCTACTACATCGCCAAGACGACAGACTTGCAGTTCAACGACAGCAACTGGCATCACGTCATCGCAACGTACAACGGCAACTGTGCGCTTTCAGGGCTGAAAGTCTACATCGACGGAGCACTCGCTTCAACGACAACAAGCGGAACGGTTCTGAGTTACAGCATCCTCTTCGCAGGGAATTGCCTTATAGGGATGCGGAACGCAGCGACCGCGCCCTACAGTGGCCTCATCGACGAGGCAATCCTCTACGACAAGGAATTGTCGGAGGCGCAGGTCTTGCAGCGCTACACGGGGGGCGAGTGGGGCGCGGATTACCCGACGTCCGGAATGTACACGAGCAACTCTTATGACAGCTCCTATCCGAACAACGACTGGGACAAAATTTATTTCAACCAGAGCCTGCCTGTTGGCACGACCTCGACGTACAAGGTGCGGACAAGTGTGGATGGAATCACGTGGTCTGACTGGAGCGCGGCCCTGGCCAACGGCGAGGCGATAACGCTGAACGGCAGGTACATCCAGTGGAAGGCCGACCTCACGACAACTGATGTGGCAACAACGCCGAAGCTCTACGACCTCAGCCTGACGTACTATGCGAATCCGAGCAACATGGTGACACCCTGATGGCAATCAAACCAGAACATTTAAAAAGTGGAAGTGTTAAAGAAGAGCATAGGAGCAAATACAGCATCCGGGAGATAGAGGATTTACGGCTGGAGAATCTGACTGAGAAGCAGATCCTCATCGAAATTCTAAAAGAGTTGAAGAGGTCAAGACGATGAAAGTCATTAAGTACCCGAACCCGAACCTCGCGGATCTTGAGGTCACGCAACTGGCATCTGATCATGCCGCATTAGTCACTACTTTGACCGTCATCAATACGACAGAATTCGCAGTGAATGATTACATCATCATCGAGTCGGTCGGAAATGAGCGATGCGAGATGCGGCAAGTTTTGACTATCCCGACGATCTCCACCATGACAGTTGCCGCGACATCATTTGCCCATGGGAAGCTCGCACCGGTACGGAAAAGCTTGTTCAACAAGATTCGGCTTTACCGCTCAGCGGACAACATCACCTATGCTCTGATCGATACGAGGGACGTCGACTGGCAGGACATGCACAACCAGGCAGTCTTTGTCGACCCGACTGGGAGCGATTCTTACTGGTACAAAGTAGAATACTACAACACGACGAGCACATTGAGCCAGTTCAGCTCGCCGATCAAGGTCCCGACGATCTATGGCTACTTGACTGTCGAGCAGTTCAAGAACTTGACGAAGATCGAGGGCGAGGACGAGTTCATCGCGCAAGCTTTAGATTGCGGCGCGAAGCAGATCCGGATCAAGCTCTACGCTCCAGGGAAGTTCGTCACGACCGCGAGGGGATTGACTCAGGAGATCAACACTGAGAACCTCGAATTCGCCGACGCGAACCTCGACGGCAAGATCAATAAGGAGGACTTTGTGGTCTACGAGCAAGCGCCAGATGGCACCAGGACGTATGTCTCGAGCGACATCACTGGGATTGACATCGACCGGAGGATCTTGACATTCGGCTCAGAGCACCCGACTGGGAGCAAGAGCTTAGCCGTGGAATACTTCGGCACTCAGCGGCAGCTGGAGGACTACGCAGCAATTGTTGAGCGGTTGAATACTCTCTATGCCGTGAACTACATCTTCCAGAACATCCCGTTCAGGCGGATGCAGCGCGGGATAAGCAATTGGAGCATCAACAGCGTCACTGTCACATTAGATCTCACCGGCCTGAAAGGGATCGTCGACGCGAACAAGAAGGAGATCAACGCGCTGATCCAGAACTGGCAGTGCGTCTTCACGCGCGGGACGACTGGAAGAGCGCCGACGATCAAGCGATACACATTCATCAAGAGCACGCTCCAGACAGTCCCAGACACGCCGTGAGGCATCGAGATGGCAGATGAGTACTACGCTTCAGATGCGGACCTTGACATCGCTCAGGTCAGAGAAGATTTCGAGTTCATCTGGAAGAAGAACATCATCGAGGTAGAGCTGATCCGGCAGGAGAACCCAGACGCTGGAAACTACTTCAAGGAATCTGAGTCGTCGAGCACGATCCGACGGAAGGTATGGTTGAACGTCCAGGGCGTGAGCACTGACGCCTACAAGCGCATGGAGGCTGGCATCATCACGCCTGACACGAAGCTCAGCGCATTCGCGAAGTCAAGCGAGGACATCCGAGGCCTTGACATCATCAAGATCGGAAATTATGTGTACCGCGTCACTGGGTTGAACAAGAGCGCCTACGCGGGCGAGGTGGCGTTCATCAACTTCGACTTGACGAGGATCGACCAGGAGGCATGAGATGCCTGAGGTCTTGTTCCCGAAGCGGTTCATCGACTTCGACAAGCTGGACAAGGAGATCCTCAAGGCCTTGGAGAAAGTCTACGTCGCGGAGCTCATCAAGCGGACGCCGAAGCTCACTGGATTCACTGCGTCCCAGTGGGAGTCGTTCTCGCTCGGCGACTTCTCGTACGCGATCACCAACCCGAAGGGAGACGTCATCGCGTTCTTGGAGGAGGGGACAAAAGCTCACGTCATCAGGCCGAAGTCGAAGAAGATGCTCAAGTTCCCGCTGAAGGACTCCGAGGGGAATTGGGTGGCGCCCACCTTGAGGACATCGAAAGATCAGCGGATCTTCAGAGAGCACGGCCAGATCTGGTATTACAATAAGCTTGGGATGCCGGTCTTAGGGTACTCTAAGGAGGGCTCAAGGTACTTCTGCTTCGCCCGGAAGGTGAACCACCCTGGCTTCAAGGGCATCCACTTCATCTTCGACATCCTCCAGGACAAGGGACTCGAGGAGAAGTTCAAGTCGGCGATCGAGTCAGCGCTCGCCAGAGCATAATCATATTTAAATAGTCCTCTTGCCGTAGGATGTCTGGGATCTGGCATGCCGGGTCTGATTGCCACGCAGCTCCAGTGAATCCAGCATGCCACCCACCTTCGAAATGACTCGGAGGTCGAACCCGGCTGACCGGGAGAGCGAGAATGGCAGAAGTATTCAAGGGACGGAATCACGCGAGCTTCGCCCCGATGCAGGCGCTGTACAATCTGATCTCTCAGAAGGTCGCAGACATCAATCCTGTCCGCGCTGCTAAGCCGACCGCCCGCGAGCGGCAGTGGATCTACCCGAGCACTCCAGAGGCGAACGACGAAAGCTATCCGAGGGTGGCGATCCTTTGCGGCGCAGCATCTTACTCTGATTATGGTCCTGGGAACTTCGTCCGGAACGAGAAGATCGCTGGGAACGTCGTCCGCATCATCTACGGAAGGGTCATCACGCTTCCAGTCACAGTCACAGTCTTCACAAAGCGGAACCAGTCTCACGTCGTCACGCTCTACGACGGATCGACTGTCGCGATGCAGAACACGAAGCAGACTGACTTCATGGGCGACAAGGTCGCGAAGCTGCTCGAGACTTACCGCTCAGCATACTTCATCGTGAGCAATATGGACATCAGGGTGAATTCAGTCTCGCAGGCCTACGAGGACAACAACTTCTTGCATGCGAAGACGATCTCGGCGACGATCACAATGTTCGACGAGTGGGAGATGGACCTCACTGACCCGGCGAGCACTGTCGAGAACATCGCGAACATCAACCTGAATGTGACGGTGGCATAGATGGGAAAGAAAAAGAAGACAAGCATTGAAGATCCTCAGATCACGCGCGAAGCGAGGAGGATGCGTCCTACCGAGTGGGCACAAGAGAGGGGATTGGACCCCGATCTGTTTGCCTGGTGGGACAAGGAGACAATGAATGAATCTGAGTTCGAAGAGCTCAAGAAACAACGAGGTGCATAACGTGGGATACCTACCAAAGATCGAGATCGCCACGCAGGAGAACATAACGCTCACCACGCCGGGAGCGCCTGCGATCTTGGCGGTCGTCGGGACCGCCAAGTGGGGCGACATGAACACTGTGCAGAGCTTCAGCTCGTACGCGACGCTCCTGCAGTACTTCAAGGCCGACAAGTCGGGATTGACGCTGGCGAAGGCGACTGACCTAGCGTACATGAACGGCGCGTCGACTGTGAAGTGCGTCCGGATCGGCGCAGCTGGCGCAGCCAAGTCTGTCAAGAGCTTCGCTGGCGCTGGAGCCGTGCCTGACGTCATCACTGTCAGCGCGAAGTACAAGGGGACGTACGGCGACAACGTCGCAGTCACGATCCTGACGAAGGGATCTGGCCGGACGATGACCGTCACCGACGGAAAGACGACTGAGTACTTCACGAACAACAACAATGCGAACGGCTACGCATCGAACGCTGAGATCGCAGCTGCAGTGAACTTGAACTCAAGCTTAGCGACGATCGCAGTCAACAACGCAGCGCTCGTGACCGCAGTGACATTGACGTACTTGACTGGCGGGAATGACGGCGTCTCAGGACTCGCGTTCTCTGACGTGACGACAGCGTTCGACAACGTGCTCAAGCTCGAGGACTTCGACATCTTGCTCTTGCCAGAGTGGACGTCGGATGCAGACCATGCGACGATGGTCGCGAAGCTCGACGCTCGCGCAGCGACTGACAAGAAGTTCGCCATCTTCATGGCTGGACCAGCCGTGAACGAGTCGATCGCGACACAGAAGGCGAGGACGTCGGTCGGATCAAGATTGGCATTGTGCTCGCCGAACGCCATGTACAAGCCGAGCTATGCGACGGTCGCAATCCAGTTCGACGGCACATACCTTGCTGCCGCGGTGGCAGGCCAGATCGCACGGCGAGATGTGGAGTCAGCAGTCACCCGCAAGAGCCTGACCGTGGCTGGGATTATGGCTGACTCGACCGTGTCGAAGAAGTACTACACCAACGACGAGATGGAGGAGCTCCTTGGGGTAGGGATCATCCCAGTGAGCCTCATCAACGGCGAGATCAAGGTGGCGAGGGGCGTCACGCGCGTCAGCGACCTTAGTTCGGTGTTCTATGAGCTGAACATCCAGCGGATCGTCGACTACGTCAAAGCCCAAGTCAACGTGAAGCTCGACCCATTCCTGGGCGAGGCGAACCTCGACCGGGTCTTGAACCGAATGGCCAGAGTAGTTGATGGCGTACTGCAGCAGGACGTCTTAGATGAGGTCCTGGCAGCCTACAATCCGACTGAGGTCGTCCTTGGAGTATCGCCTGACACCGTCAACGTGAACATGAGCGTCCAGCCCACGTTCGCGATAAATTTTATAAACGTGACGCTTGCGATCACGAGGATATAAGGAGGTGATGGAAGATGAATCAAAGGATTTCACTGCGGGACGTTGAGATAGCGCTCAACGAGAAGATTGTCGGCGGGTGCGAGAGCGCATCGGTCAGCATAAAGCGCACGAATGTCGTAGCTCATGAGGGAGCGTCGTACATGCCAGTCGAGATCGTCGGCGGAGCATTTGACATCAGCGGAGAGATCAGCCGAGCTTTCCTCGACGTGGACCTCCTGAACGACATCATGCCGAAGCAGGCAGTTCCGCCGAGCTTCACGCTCACTGGGACGATCACGTCCGGCAAGACTCCTGGCCGCAAGATCACGATCTTCGGCGCGGTGTTCGACTCGGTGGACATCGAAGGACTCGGGCTCACTGACTACGCGAAGAACAAGCTGCCGTTCAAGGCGCTTGACTGGAAGTTCGCAAAGTAAGCGGAGATGTTTTTGTTTTTCATTCGATTGAGGTGACTTGACGTGCGCCAGATCACGGACGTGAAGCGGAACAAGCGGACATACGACCTGCCGCTGCCAGAGCTCAAGAAGGGCGACTGGCTCAAGCTGATCACTGAGGGAGCGCTCGTCGAGCTCTCATACAAGAACGGATACCTCACCATCAATGAGTGCTTCATCAAGAAGCAGGGCGAGAAGCCCTTGGAGGGAACAGAGAATGGAACCAGACCAAGAGACAAGTGAGATAGAGGAGACCAACGACATCGGACCCAAGGACGAGATCCCAGTGTTCTTGACTAAGCTCGAGAACGGGAACCTCGTCTGCCACACAGGACAAGGCGACTTCGAGTTCACCGACGTCCCGTACGAGAAGGTCTTGGCGGCGAAGCGGCGAGCGACTCACGGCCGGAACAGCCAGAGCGAGCGGCTCGATTTGGACACCTTCAGCCTCATGCTCATATCAGAGAGCATGGTGAGCGCGAAGATGCCAGACGGTTCGACGAGAGGGAGCTTTGGCGAGCTCGAGATCAAGAAGTTGAAGACATCGACCGTGTTGAAGCTCAGCGCGACAGTCAACTACATGTACGACATAAAAAGTTTTTTGTCGATGTAGGGGAGGCGATCAGAGAAGAGCGGTTCATCGACGAGTATCTCGATGACACCGAAGAGTGGCTTTTGGCGGCAGTGGCGCTCAGGTGGAATCTCCCCATCCACGAGGTCGCTCAGTGGCCGTTCAGCGAGGTGCTCAGGCACTTCAAGGCATTAAAGTTCGAGACGGAAAAAGCTCGTCAAGAGATGGAGGAAGAGCGTGGAGACTAAACTAACCTTCAACACGAACTTGAAGGAGGTCAAGGCCGAGCAAGAAGGGATCCTATCGCAGCAGAAAGCGCTCTACAACTCAATGGTCTACTATGAGGGCGCTGCGAATTCAGTGCTTGGCGACATCCTCCAGCAGCGCAGGGCTTGGGAGATCGTCGAGGGGGCGCAAAGCCTCTCGCGAGACCAGCTCGGCGCGATCGGCGACCAGATGGAAGACCTGGCGGCGAAGTCGAAGAAAGTCAGAGAGCCGTTCGAGCTCATGATGGGCGCCATCCTGCCAGGGTTCAACCGAGTGATCACTCCAATGGTCAACCGATTTGAAAGCATCGGGGTCGCTATGCGGAAGGTCGCAGCAGAGCCTGGCGGGTTTATGGGAGGATTCACTGACTACATTAGCAGCTTTTCACACAGTGTTGAGGGCGTGACCAAGGGGATCCAAACCATCTTTGGTGGTGGGATGCAGGGGATGGTCTCTCAGATGGGGGTAGGTATCAAGGCATTGACTGCGGGATTCTCAGGCCTTTTCGCGACGCTCCTTCCGCTTCTGCCGTTCATCTTGGGGATCATCGCGGTGGTCTTCGTCCTACAGCGGATGTGGATCAATAATGTCGGCGGGATGCAGACCAAGTGGTTCCAATTCACGGCGAGCATCCGGGACACGTGGTACAAGTTCGTCGCGCAGTTCGACTCGGCTATCCGGACGATGGGGCCGCTGATCAGCGCAGTCTTGACTCCAGTGTTCTTGATCCTCAGCCACGTCGTCAAGAGCGTCGGGCTGGCGCTCCGCATCGTGATGGAGATCGCGAAGCCTGGGATCGAGATGATCGCGGAGTTCGGCAAGGCGCTCACTGAGCCGTTCAAGGCGGTCGGCATCGGCGGAAAGGACGCATCGAATGCGTTGGACATGATCTTGAAGGCCGTCGAGAAGCTCATCCCAGCGCTCGTGTTTCTTGTCAAGATCGTGTCGGCTCCTCTTAAGCTCGCGTTCATGGTGTTGGCTGAGATCCTGAAACCGATACTCTACGGCATCGCCAAGATCATCGAGCTTGCCGACCGGCTCTCAAGAGCTGGCGGGCTCTTAGGAGGAGTCTTCAAGGGCAAGTCAGAGGAGGAAGAGAAGGAGGTCAAGCGGATCAAGTCAGAGCCGACAAGCATGTCTCAGATCGCGAACAACCAGAGGTCGTATAGCACGAACGCGAACGTCTCAGTCTACTCAGCTGGGCCGATCACTGAGGGCAGCGCGCCCGGGATCGGGAACATCATCGCTGGCAGGATCATCAGCGACTCGCGCGCGATTGGAGGGTAAGATGGCGAACGAACAAACTGTCTTGTCGACTGCCTCGAACTATATCATCATCGCCGATGGCCAGCAGTATCCGCTCAGGGTGGTGGAAACTCAGACCTTCGGCGGGGCGCAGAATATCATCGAGTACGAGGCGCCGGGCACGAACGGCGGAGTCGTCGTCGTGACTGGTAGGTCGTCGAATACTATCACGCTGACTGGGAAGCTCCTGCCAATGCGCACGCGGCAGATCGAGATGAGCGGCAGGCTCGTTGAAGTCTCAGCATTAGAAGATCCGCTCTTGAACCTCAATGAGCAGAAAAACATTTTTGCGCAGCTCAAGAACTCTGGAAGGCCGATCACGCTTGTCACTCCCGTCGGGAACGATGACACCGGGCAGTACATCATCGAGAACTTTAGCGGGACAGTCGAGGCTGGGATCAGGACGTACTTGACCTTCGTGATGCTGCTGAAGGAGTACCGGCAGGCGAACCTCAAACGGACTGCGGTAAATTTGATCTCATTCGCTCCAGCAGAAGAATTTAAAAAATTACTGCAGTTGAGGACGATATGACATTCATAAAAGTGCTTTTGGAGATCGGGTCAGGAGACAACTCCATCGCGACGGAGATAGTCGACAGCATGTCTGGCGAGTTCGACATGGACGCGCTCTGCGGCACGTTGAGCTTCTCGTTGCCGTACTACATCAACTATCCAGGCTCCGTCGAGCGCCAGCATCCAGTGAATGAGATCGGATTAGATACGAACCGGCTCAAGAAGTTCGACACCGTGAAGCTCTACTTCTGCGAGGCTGAGAGCGACCCAGGCGAGGTGATCCAGGGGACGCGGAACTTCAGCGTCGAGTACTCAGATGGGACGTTCACTGACATCGTCGAGAACACATACTTCGCTGGGAGCCAAGAGATGTCGCTGATCTTCGACGGCTACATCGAGAAGATCACGCTCGAGCGGATGAAGGGGAGCATCCCATACACCATCACCGCGCATGGCACCATCGGGCTGTCGAACTACCGGAATCTCGAGTACGCGCACAAGTCTGGGAACGCTTACGAGCTGTTCCAGACTCTCTTGCAGATCGCAGGTCTCCAGAAAGGCCAGTTCAACGTCTCGCCAGTCGAGCGAGACCTGATTCCAGCATGGAAGCTGCGGTTCATTGACCTCGACGCGAAGAACCGAGTCCTGATCACTGACGGCGGCACTGCGCTGAAGGACGTCCTCGAGAAGTTCAGGAAGAAGTATGCGCTGATCGTCCACCAGTCTGGCGACGGCTACTTGAATGTCATGACGCCGTTCTACTTGCTCAACGCGCAGAGCGATGGGATCCTCTCAGTGAACTCATGGCGGTTCGACGTCAACGAGGGGAACACGACGATCATCCAGTATGGCGACTTGACTGCGCAGTACAATGCAGTCGTAGTCCTCGGCGCGCCGCCGAGCTACGGCGTCGCGGTCGACCCGATCGCAGTGCAGAACAACGGAGGGCACATCAACTATCAGATCCTTGAGAACCGGAAGGCGAAGGGAGATGAGGAGTGCCAGAAGATCGCGAGGTCGGAGTATCTCAAGCTCGCGCAGAACTACTCGCTGACCATCAAGACGAAATTCCATCCTGACTTCATGGTCGGCCAGCCATTCACGCTGAACGACAACGACCGGTTCACCGGAAACGAGGTCTTCTTGATCAAGAGATTGACTTGGACGATCGCGAAGAATGATGTCTCAGCGGCAATCACTGGCATCACTCAGGGGAGCACATTCGTCCCAGCGAATCTCCAGCTGAGCGACACTGGGATCTTGGACGTCGACACGCTGCAGCTGAGGGACAAGGAATTAGACATCCGCCAGTGGAGGGGTCTCTGATGTTCGCTGAGCCGAAGAATATGGTGAAGGTGATCAAAGATCTCATCAGCAAGCAGATCGAGGAGAAGAAATTAGGCGTCTCCATCTGGCAAGTCACTGACGTCAAGTCGCGCGGGAATGACGGCTACATCACAGACTTCAAGTGCAACATCAAGCACATGAACTTCAAGCTGACGTACGACGACGTCCCGATGGCCGGGATCGGATTAGGCCATGGGAAGGGGATCATCAAGTATCCCTCAGTCGGCGACTTCGTCCTGGTGGCATTCATCGACGAGGAGCCGATGATCTTGGGCGCTCTCTTCGACTACTTCACCACGAGCCCAGACTCAGTCCCAGTCATCAAGCTCGACGAGCTCATCATCGTGGCGAGAGAGAAGGGATCGCTGATCCTCATGAAGGACAACAACGACGTCATCATCTGGATCGCGGACGCGAGCGGCGACCTCAACAATGGAGCGAGGATCAAGCTCAGCTCAGACGGGGGTTTCAAGCTCTTTAACGCCGCGAATTTCGGGATCGAGTGCGACTCAGCTGGGAATTTGGTGCTCCGGGGCGTCGCCATCGATCACCGGAACGTCCCGGGGGTGTTCTGATGGCCAAAGCAGCTTGCGCAGATGGTTCCTCAGTCCACACTGGGACCACAGTCGTCGGCCCTGTAGAAGGATCAGTCCTGCCTGGCTCGAATGGCTTCTGCTTCATCCTGGGAGCCCAGATCATGGTCCAGGACGGCACTATGGAGATCCCGAACCATCAGTACCAAGTCACGCCGCCGCTGTTCCACTCTCACTCGTTCAGCCCGACTGTTTTCCAGCAGTCATTTGTCACTGTCCAGGGATTAAAGATGTGCTTGGTTGGCGACTCACATTCAGCTGACCCGACTGAGGTCGACTCAGCTGGGTCGAACGGCTTCGTGGAGGTGACATTGTGATTTCAAAGGAGCAAGCAGAGCTTTTCCCAGAAGAACATCTCGGCAGAGACCTATTCTTGAACTCAGACTCAGACTTAGAGATCGGTTCGACCCAAGACTTCAAGACGATGAGATACTACGACGACCTCAAGCAGGCGATCATCAATCGGCTCCGCACCGCGATCGGTGAGCTGTCATTGCACCCATATTACGGCTGCCGGCTCAATGAGCTGGTCGGGACAAATGCGAACAGCCTCACGCTCTCGATCGCTGAGATGAACGTCCGAGAGGCGCTGCTCCAGGAGCCGAGGATCAATGAGATCACGAGGATCCGGCCGAACTTCAGGGCGCTGAGCAGCAAGCAGATCATCGACATCGACATCATCGTGCTGCCGATCAATAGTTTGGAGCCGCTGAATTTGATTTATGCGCTATGGATCTGAGGTGAAAAGAAAAATGGGAGTGTTCACGGAAAAAACGCAGGAAGAGATCGTCAACGGGATCCTCATCGAGATCGTCGTCAACGTAGATGAGGTCACTGACGTGAATGTCGGGTCAGTGCTCCGCTCGTTCGTCGAAGCGATCAGCGCCGAGCTCTACGACCTCTACATCCAGCTCGACAACGTCTACCAGGGGACTCGGATCGACTATTCGACCGGCATCGACCTCGACAATCTCGGAGAGCTGGTCGGGGTTGTGCGGAAGCAGGGGACGAAGTCTGAGGGGAACGTGAGCTTCATCCGGCGGACTCCAGCACTTGGCGACTTCACCATCCCAGCTGGGACCATCGTCAGCACTCAGCCGAACACCGCTGAAGAGCAATTGAGATTCGTGGTGAGCGCGAATACGACGTTCTCAGCAACGATTGCCGGCGAGTCCAACAAGTTCGTGAACGGCATCTATGACTACGCTCTCGATGAGCGGTTCATCTCGAGCATCTCGAGCCTCACTGGGACCGCCGGCGGCGGAGGGTTCACGTTCACTGAGGGAGTCGACTTCCAAGTCATCCGGAATGTTTCAAATGTTGTCATCGACGTCAACACAATTGTTGAGTGCGACGCGTGTGATGCGACGACGGATTGGAATTCGGGCGCAGGAGCGACTGCCATCGCGCTCGACAACGCTGATTTCAAGCAGGGCACTGGATCGCTCAAGCTCGGGAAGTCGACCGCTGGCGCAGCGACAGTCTACTATGACAAGACCCTCGGCTCAGTGAAGGATGCGACCGGCCGGGACGGATTCTTGTGGATCTACGTCAATGGCGCTGGCACACTCGCGAAGATAAATTACTTGACGATAGCGTTCGGATCTGGCGGGAGCAGCGCGAACTCATTCTCCTACAAGCTCTACCAGAGAGATCTCGCAATCGGCTGGAATCCGCTGAAGATCCCATTCAACGCAGCTGAGACGATCACGCAGGGATTCCCGAACCATCAGGCGATGAACTATCTCAGGTTCACCATCACGACAAATTTAGCAACCGACACAATGGCGTCTGGTGACTTGAAGATGGACTACTGGATAGTCTCTGAGTCTCAAGACTACGTCGGCGACGCCGTGCAGTTCATCCAGACTGGGACGCTGCCAGACACTGGGACGAACTTCTTAACGAGCTATGTCCCGCTGAGCAAGGAGGCATTGTGCGATTCAGAGGCTGTCGGGACGAAGTACAACGTCAACCGGATGAAGATCCTCTACAAGGTATCGTTCATCGTGAATGTCGACTCAGTGATGAACTATGTCTCGCAATCTGGCGGCACGGATGTCGAGGCAGATGATGACCTCAGGGAGAGAATCAAGAATGCTGTCCACTTGGCATCAAAGGCTACAGCAGAAGCATTGAGGCAGAACATCTTGGCGATCGAGGGCATCATTTCAGTCGTGGTTGATGATATGCCGTCCAAGACGAAATCAAATGAAGCGCACACCCACATCAGCTTTGCTGCGACGCCGAGCCAAGCACTGGACTTCGAGGTCGCGCAGGACGATCCCGACTTCGAGATCACGGGAACTCGTGGAGGCGCCCCAGTCACATTCGTCAAGAATACTGACTATTATATCTCTGACTCAGAGGTGTTCTGGGTCGATGACGCGAAAAACCCAGACAACAGCACAATCTTCTACACTGACTACAATTACCGGTGGCTCGGGCACGTCGAGATCTTTGTCATCGGGTCGACGATCCCGCTCCCGCCAGCGATCGGGGTATTGGTCACTGCCGCGATCGATGACACTCGGTCGGCAGGGATCGACGCTACCTGGGCAGAGCCGACGGTCGTCCCAGTCAATGTCGACGTCGACATCGCGGTCGACGTGGTTGGAGGGCACACATTCACAACCGTCAGTGCCGCAGTTAAGTCGGTCATCGAGGACTTCCTGAACGCGAAGGACATCGGATCTGATGTCTACCTCGCCGAGATCATTGACCAGGTGATGGAGACGCCTGGAGTGATCAATGTGGTCGTGAACGTCCCAGCAGCTGACGTCTTGATCTCAAGCGGAGAGGTCGCGCGTGCCGGGACGGTGACGGTGGGATCGCTCTGATGAAAGAATCGCATTTAAATACGGGAAAAGCGGAGATAGGGCTTGAGGACAATGGGAGCTGAGCGAGTCGACTCGATACTTGAGAACCTGCCTCACTGGTGGGCGAAGAGCCCCGAGAGCAGGACGTACAAGATCCTCCTGTCATTGGTGAGCGAGCTCGATGGCCTCTCGGACGAGACTGCGCGGCTTCATCTTGAGGTCTTTGTCAACGCTGCGACTGGAATATATCTTGATGACTTGGGCAAGATCTTCAAGCTCACAAGGTTGCCGAGCGAGACAGATGATTCATTCAGGCAGCGGATCAAGGCATTCGTGCCGAGCTTCCAGGGAGGCGGCACTCTCTACGCGATCAAGAGGGCGATCTCAGACATCATGGAGATCCCGGTCGGCGACATCGCGATCAATGAGTTTGAGCCGATGAAGCTCAGGATCTCAGTGCCGATCTTGACGCCAGAGCAGATGCTGCGGATCCCCGCGACGAAGAGCACCGTCCTTGACGTGAAGGCAGCTGGGATCTTTCCGTTCTATGAATGGCTGCTAAGCGGAGAACTCCTGACTGAAGATATGGCGGTGTCTGACGTTGCAGAAGCGAAGCATCTCACTGAACTGCCTTGGTTCATCTGGGAGTCGAGTCTGATTGACGGGGGGAAGTTGCTATGGTGAATGGCTCTGAGCGCATCAAAGTGACCGGGATGGTCGAAATCTACAACTTAAGGACAGGGGAACTTATGTACGTATCGAGGAATCTCATCGTCAATTCCGGGCTTTCGATGATTACGGACAGGCTGAAAGCGGGCACTCCTAATCCTGTGTCGCACATCGCCGTCGGGACTGACGGGACTGCTGCTGCGCTGACTCAGACTACGCTCGGTTCGGAACTCGCTCGGAAAGTCTGCTCAGACATCAGCACAGCCATCGGCATACTTACCGCGGAGACCATCTTTATCGATTCTGAAGCGATAGGCCACTGGCGCGAGTGCGGAATCTTCAACAGCGCATCGAGCGGAACGATGCTCAACCGAGTAGTGATTGACTTTGACAAGACAACGATCGACGGGGCGAGAGTGAAATTCACGATTGCATTTGCGAATGTGTGAGGGATGAAAAATGGTATTGACTTTTAATCCGAGTGAAAGAGCATACGTCAGCGATTTAAACAACTTAGCTCTTCTGATGAAGAACGCTGTGAGGAGTGGATGTTTAGTCACTGAAGATGCCCCACTCGGAATGAGTGTGAAGGTTGCCACAGGAACGGTGTTCTTCGGAATCTCAAACATCAATGTCGTGCCGCAGACTGTCTCGATAGCTGCCGCGCACCCTTCGTTTGACAGGATTGACCTGATAGTCGTGAATAGCGCGGGAACCGCAAGCGCGATAACTGGAACCGCATCAACAGAACCGCACACTCCAACCTACAATCCTCTCATCTACGTCGTCTTAGCAAGAGTCTATATTCAGGATTCAGTGACGCAGATTGTCAACGCGGACATCACTGACTTGAGAGTTCTCAATGAGTTCGGCTACGGCGCAGCGGGAGTCGCGACCTATCTCCACAACCAATCAGGCGCGAGCGCGACTTGGAGCGTTGCACACAACTTGGGCGACTTGCAGCCGGGTGTCCTGTGCTTTGATTCGGGCGGGAATCCGATAGAGCCTGAGAGCATCACAGTCAGCGATAGCAACAATCTCATCGTCACCTTCGGTTCTGCTATCACAGGCAAGGCGAAGATACTGGGCGGTCAGGCATCTCCTGGCGGCGGAGGCGGTGAAGCCAATACTGCCTCAAACCTCGGAGTCACCACTTACGGGGTATACAAGCAGAAGATAGGCGTTGATTTGCAGTTCAAGAGCCTCACCGCGAGCAGCAGCAAGATTACTCTGACCGCGAATGCGAATGATGTCGGAATAAACATCGCAGAGGGCAACATCGTCCATCAGAACCTCTCCGGCGCAGGAACGAATGCTCACAGCACGATAGATTCTCACATCGCCAGCACGTCAAACCCGCACTCAGTCACCGCTACTCAGGTGGGGAAAGACACCGCCCAGTGGAACGCGAACAAACTTCAGGGCAGGAATGTCTCGGCTGCCGCGCCTGCGAACACGAATGTCCTCACTTGGAACGATGGCGCGAGCCAATGGGAGCCGCAAGCGGGCGGAGGCGGGGGCGGCGGATACTACTGTCACATCCAAGCTGCACCGAGTTCAACGTGGAATGTGAATCACGCGCTGAACCAGAAGTATGCTATCGTGCAGGTGTATGATGGCACTGACAACATGGTGATTCCAGCGACAGTCGTGCTGGTCGATGCAAACAATCTGACAATCACATTTGGAAGCCCGCTCGCGGGAAGAGCAGTCGTGTTGATATGAGGTGACTAAAGATGAAGCTATACGGACAGGTTGAACTCAAGATTGACGGGACGAACACTCTCACATTCACTCCCGGGGTGCTTGACTACTCAAACGCAGCGGGAGATGTCACACTCAAGATACCAGTGACAAAGGCGTTCAAAGTGAACGACGGCACGAACGACCTGCTCGGCGTGAGCGATGGCTTTCTCGACCTGTCGGGCGGGACACCTGATTTGATTGACCTCAAGTTCAAGAATGACCACATTTTTAGGGCTGGACTTCTTGACATCCCGGGAGTATCTGGAACAATTCTCTCCCGGTATGACTTCAGAAAGACAGGCGATGCGGTTGTCGCAACAATCTCAAGCAGGGACTTCGGTGGGGGGGTATTCCTGAACGAACTCCGCCTCGGAGACGGGAAACCAACCTATGCTCAGATTAACTGCTACAACGACCCCGGAGTGAAAGCGGCTAATTGGTATTACGATAATACTGATAACACAATGAATTTTGAACTCTACATTGACCCCTGGGGTGGAAATCCTTTCAAAGTTGGAGATGGGTTCATTGACCTCTCAGGAGCATCAACCAACGATAAGTATTTCAAACTTGCAGTTGCGTCTCTCGGAGGTGTTGGCGATAGTGTTCTCCGATACACGAAAGATTTAGGTGCTGGTTTCGGGGCTGATTCGTATTCTTTTCTTGTGGAAGGGACAACGAACCAGGAGCAGGCGTTCGGATTTACTAAAGACCTCGGAGGAGTCTTCGGCCCTGCTGGCACGATGCTTTATACGTTTGGACGGGAGGACCAAACAACCTTCGCTGGTATGTCGCCGAGAGTCCGGCTTATGTTTCAGGTCACGAACACAGCCTCTGGATTCCCGCCGAGCATCTATTTTGATGACGCAGAGAACAGATGGATGCTGACTGGAAGGGATGCCGGATTAGCCTCTGATATTCCCATATTCGGAATGTCAGTAGCCGACGGGCTTAACCTCGTGCCGCTTGCAGACGGGACGCAATCAGGTTTCATCAGACTGTTCGACGACACCACAATTGTCTCACCCACCGGTTTCGCTGGCATCGGCTCGGACTTTGCCGGAAGCGCTATCGTGCTCTGGGTGCCTGACGGTGCAGGTGGCTCTAAACTGTCTATCGCAGCCGCTCTCGGACCTCTCGGCAACGGATTCCTCCGTCTTATGGATACCGTGAACCAAAACAACGGCGGCGTGTCATATCTTGGTGACACCGGCAAGTTCACATTCTTCGGAGCGTCAGGAGCGCCTTTCAACCCCGATGTGGACTTCGCATACCTGTCCGACGGGCTCCTGGACTTCTCGTGCGCCACAGCCGGGACAACGCTGAAAGGGAAAGGCGGGCGGACTATCTGGATAAAAAGTGGAGATGTCCCGTGTATGCAGTTCTCAAATAATGCTGCTGATGAAGGGTTCACAGATTCAATCGCTTATCTCAACGCCCATCCAACCTCGGATGGGATGCGCCTCGGGTTCACAGACTCGACAACTGTTGTGAATGGGGGAGTTATCCGGTGGAATGGAATAGACCAACTTTGGCACATAGGTGGGGATTCTGTTGCTGACTTTTTGGAACTTGGAGAGGATATTCTTAGAATAGGCGGTGGTGGGAACTGGATTTTTTCAGTCGAGGATGGCCTGCTCGACCTTCGGAAAAAACTGGATGGCGATTCCGGAACTGCAACAGGAACTCAGTCCTCAACGACACTTCAGGACACCACGAAGACCTGGGGCGAGAACCAGTGGTCAGGAAGGAATGTCCATATTTCCGGCGGAACCGGTGAGGGACAGGACAGGAATGTTGATAGCAATACCTCGGACACCTTGACCATAAGCCCGGATTGGGATGTCACACCGGATGGAACTTCAACATACGACATAGGGACTGCTGAGACGAGCATCCTCAAGGTTGAAGACGGCATTCTTGACCTATCTGGAATGACCGGAATTGCAAGAACAATCAGGTTCAACGGGACAGATAACATTGAGTCCGTAAATGATGGCTCCGAATTTGGGACGCAACAGATTTTCAACCTCAATTCTAGTGCTCTTGGTTCTGGATGGGGCGCATTTGAGTTCAGGATTGGAAACCGGAATATCTTTGCGGCACGTAATGGAATAGTGCGAGCCTTTAAGGTAAGTGGAGACTCTGGAACGGCAACTGGAATCCAAACCCCAACTACGCTTCAGGATACTTCAAAGACCTGGGATGAGAATCAATGGGGGGGAGGGAATGTCCGTATCTCTGGCGGAACTGGTGAAGGACAAGAGAAGAATGTAGAGAGTAATACTTCCGATACTTTGACTATTGATTCTGATTGGGATGTCACTCCGGACGAGACTTCAACATATGAGATAGGAACAGGTCAGAAGATTTTTGACCTCTCAGACGGCCTTCTTGACACGAGCGGGGCGACAGCAGGGACGACCATTCAGCCGAAGGCAACCTACGGACTCGGATTCAACACCACTGGAGCAAAGGTCGCCGCAGATGCAAGCGTGAGGACGCAACTCTTCGTTGAACAGGGCGGAGCAGGAGTCAGGGACAAACTCTTTATGTGCCTGAAGTCCGACGCGGGAGCCTACTCTTGGGTTCAGATAGCAGACGGAGGCGCTTAAAAATGAAGACAGTCGGGAAGAAGGAAGTCACGAAGAGCATCGCATTGACACCGCAGGGTTCATCGCCCACTGCAACTGAGGGTGAAGTGTTCTACGATTCGGGGATTCACAAACTCAAGATGAGAGACTCTGCTGCGGACAGGGAAGTAATCTCGCTGGACTCAGACGGCAAGATGCCCGCGAAGGACGGGAGCAAACTGACTAATCTGCCGTACGTTCCGATAGGCGGAATCATTCCGTGGGCGAAGAACATCCCGGGCTGCCCTGCGCTGTCAGTGAATTTCCAAGAGTGCGATGGGAGCGTCATCAACAATGGGCTTTCGCCGATGAACGGACAGACCACTCCACCGATGAACAATCAGAACAGATTTATCCGGGGCAACACTTCAAGCGGTGCGACTGGGGGCACTACAAGCCACACTCATACTGAGACTTGCAATATATTTAGCAAGAGCATCTCACTCGGGACAGGTGGAAACGATTTGATTCTTGGCCCAATTGGCTTGCCTGAGACAAGTTCAGCAGGCACGCTTCCGCCATATTACAACGCGGTCTGGGTGATGAGGATTTACTGAGATGAGTTTGTTTGAATCCCTTCGGGCGATGCTCAAATCGGCTTGCTGCAAGGCAGAGTCTAAAGTAATAGGTTCTCTGGACGCTGACCTCGACCAAGTCTTGACAGAAAAGAAGGCATTGCAGGAGCAAGTCTCGACACTGAACATCCAGATAAAGACTTTGAAAGAATCGTCTTCGATTCAGATTCCAGAGGAAATCCTGAAGAGAGCGGACAAGGAGAGAGAGTCTTATCCGATTGCGAACATCAGATACGCTGGCTACACCATCAAACTCAAGGACTCGATACTGAAGCCGGAGATAGTGGTTCAGGACTTCATCCATGTCCTGCCCGGGCATCGGGAGTGGATTCGCTCGCGCAAGCTCAGCCTAAAGGAATTCCTCGCAGCGAACCCGAGCATGGAATTCGGAGAAGCACTCAACCAATCTGCGTTCAAGATCTGGAAGGAATATCTCAAGTCAAAGGTCTATATCTTCGATTTCGACCTTTTCGGAGTAGATGAACAGTGGGCATCATTGCTTGAGACGTGGTATATCCGGAAGATGGACTGCGAGAACTCTACATTGGAGTTCATGGCATTGCTCGAAGCAGCTGGATTCGACGGGATCCTCCGATCGTTCTACTGGAATGTCTGCGGCGGGACATTCTCAGGATTCGGGCACTCGACGTGCTACTTCTACGACTTCAGAGACGACTGCTACCGGCACTTTGAGACGACGTTAACCTCGACTCCGCTGTCGAATTTCCACATGCTCCCGAAGAACAAGGATCCCATTGATGAGAGCAATCTCAAGGACGTCTGGTGGAGCTTCAACTCTGACGTCGCACGACACACATTCGCGACCGCGTCGGCAAAGAAGTCATACAAGTCTCGCGACCGGTTCCGGAACATTATCATCAAGTAGAGGGAGGTAGAGTCGAATGGACATGGAGCATGTGAAAGAGCAGATCTTGCTGGTGCTGGGGCACGCCGTCTCAGGTGCTGTCGTAGCGGCCATCTACGCCATCTCAGAGGCCCTCAGACAAGGCCAGACTGACTTGGATGCTATCATATCTGGGGCGGTCATCGGTGGCTCTCTGGGGTTCCTACGAGTCCTCGCGGATGAGCTGGAGCGGCTCAGCAAACCGAAGGCGACTGGCGCCAAGTCAGGGATGGCGAAGACGCGCAGCGTCAGGCGGATCCGCAAGTACTTCGGCATCTGATCTTTTATTGATAGAAGATCGGCTATAGAAAGATTTATATATAGCTGTAGGTTTCTCATTCTTATATTATATGTATGAGATGAGGCAAGACAAGATGAGCGACAATGAGCAGAAATCGGTACAGGTGAAACTTGACAACGGGTCGATCGTCCTACTGACGGCGAAGCAGGTCTTCTGGATCCTTAGATGGGCAATTGGGTACAATGTCCTATCTAAGATGCCGAAGATCGAGAATGAGATGGCGTGCATCCCGATCAAGTATCCGCAATCTGCGACGCCAGGCGGATTGACTGACGTATTCGGGTATGACCGGAAGCCGTACTCTATCGACGAGCGGCGCCAGACGATCCTTGCATTGGTAGCTAAGGATGATCGGGTCTGGCACATCGGAGATCTTGCGAAGGTCATCAAGGTGAACTACTCGACAATATCGACCGATCTTGAGTGGCTCAAAGAACAGCCTCGCGTCATCATTGATCGGAAGTTCACTCATCGCTCAGCTGGGAAGGGGAATCCAATCTGCATCCATTATGCTGGAGATCCAAAGCCGGTCGAGCGCATCTCAAAGACATCTGAGACGATGATGCTCGACGAGACGACGAAGATCGCCACGAAGTTCTCGATGATGAAGTGAGGCGGACGAGATGAGCTTGATAATTCACATCAGGAGATCATGGACTGAGAGGGAGATCGTGTATCTCAGGCGCAACATTGATCGGCTTACCAATGCTGCCATCAGTCTGAAACTCAATCGGTCCGACCAGTCAGTCAGGTCTAAGCTTCATAAACTCCATCTGATACGAGATGATGAGCATGACCGGCAGCATAGATAAGCTTTCCGACCTAAGGAAAGATTTATAAATAGGTATGCATTTTATACATACTATCCGAGATATTCGGAGGTGATACGAGATGAGAGACAAGACGAGCACAGCAACGAAAGACCCGACCATATACACATTCACGGTCGGGAAGGTAGACGACAAGTGGAAGTCGCATGGCTTGCAGGAGCAGTTTCTGCAGCACAAGGGCACGGATGTCCCATTCAAGGCGATCATCCAGAAAGGGCAGCTTGCGTCGATTGTCGGCGACAAGTACAAGCTCCTGCCGAATGAGGAGATGTTCAGCGCGGCCGATGAGATCGCGACGCTGGTCGGCGCCGTGCCGTTCTCTGAGTTCAAGGGGAGCTGGTACCAGAAGGTCGACAAGCACACATTCTTGACTGGCGAGAAGCGCGCTCAAGGCCATGCGCTGTACGCATTTGACGACCCGTATGATCTTGGCAAGGGAGACACCATCCAGCTTGGGTTTGCTGTCCACAACTCTATAGATAGCTCCCTCGGGCTGAGCATGTCGACCTTTACATTCAGACACGCATGCGCCAACATGGTCTTGATCGGCGTGAAGGGACGCGGGCAAGCATTCGACGACCGCAATGTCTTAAACTATGTCACGAAGCGGCACACGAAGAACTTGACCACTGACACGCTGAAGCAGACGATGCTCAACGTAGTCGAACAGGGACGAGCAATCATCGGCGAGTACAAGCGGCTCCAGAAGGAGACCTTGACCATCGCGACAGCGAGAGAGCTCATCAAGGCAGTCCCGAAGAAGTACATACCAAGCTACATCTCCATCGACAAGAAGAAGGATAAGGTCACCCTTGCGCGGGCGCCGGCGATGTGGGAGGTCTACAACGACCTCACTGCTGGGATCTGGCACAACGACAAGACTGGCTACACGAGCAAGAAGGCGATGTTCGACTCGCTCCACAAGGCAGTCAAGATCGCGCCGCAGGTGATGTCAAGATGAACCAAGCTGACATCAAGCGGGCAAGAGAGAGCGTCAAGGGCGGGGTAGTCACCCCGCCCTCCTGCCTCAAGTGCGGCCACATGAAGACGTGCGCGATATTTCGAGCGATCAAGCCGCTGATGGACAATTGGCCAGATGGCGACTCGCCTGATGACCACAAGCCGCTCAGGCCGTTCGAGGCAGAGACCATCGCGATAGTCTGCATCGAGTATGCGGAGAATTTCATCGTGATCCCGCGGCAGGAACCAGAATGAGCGCAAGGCAGGAGTTCAAGGATGAGTTCATTTACTTTATGAGCGTCATTAACTTCAAAGACTCAGTGTTGGACTGCAGAGCAATCCAGTTCATGAATACATTTGAGAACTGGCTTGACCAAGCAATCAAGGAGGATCGAAATGAGGTACATACGAACTAAAGAAGGAATCAAGGATTATGCCAGGAAGCGGAAGAAGATGGTCGTTGCGCTGTTCTCGACGCTGACTGTCGAACGACAGAAGGAAATCCTACATAATGCTGGGATCGAGTACACTGCGAAGAATGGGATTCTTCATGTGTCTGCAATTGACTTCGAGAGAGCTCAAGGCATGGTCAAGCGGCAGCATGGTGGAGACTCTGGCATGCAGAAACATGAGGACCAACACATCCAAGTCGAGTTCGACAACGTTGAGGAGATCTACGATGACACCATCAAGGGGACCTCGACTGGGAGCTCTGGATACATCTATCTCCCGAAGAAGTGGATCGACCGGAAGGTAAAAGTCCTGATCCTAGAGAAATAGACAAGAGCAAAGAATAAAAAGGGGAACAGTTCTCTAAGCGTGAGCCTCATTGCAGGTTCGAGTAAAGACGAGAGATCATTCTCATCCAACGGTGAACAAAGGATGAGGAGGTAAACGACATGACAGACCTGACGAAAGTGAGCGGCTTCGTCAAAGCCGCGACATCTAAGTACGACGGTGGCGTCAACATCGACGACACATGGTACAACGCAACTGAGCGCACGAAGCAGTACGTCGTGAAGCTCCAGAAGGGCGACCGAGTGCAGCTTGACGTCGACCAAGATCGGAAGATCCACTTTGTGAAGATCCTCGACGCAGTTCCTGATGATGGTCCTGCAGCGCCGAAGAAGACTGAGACTTTCGGCCAACAAGGGAAGATCGCGCTCTCTGCTGAGGAGAAGGCGATCATCGTCGACCAGACGGTTAACATCGCGAAGAACGTCATGCTCGCGGTGAAGAATGCTGCTGAGAAGGAGATCTTCAACTCGCCTGAGGACAAGGAAAAGTACAAGGACTCGCTCGGCCAGCACATCAACTCGATGTTCATCTTCGTGACGCGACAGCTTAAGGACAAGGGAGTCTTGTGAGGCAGGGCATGAGGCCCTACCTCTTCGCCAGAGCACGAGACCTGCTCCGGAAGGATCTCATCCGCAAGACAGCTGAGACGCCGAAGTCGACATACTTCGTGGTAAAAAACGAGGACGGGAGAGAGTTCAATGTCGAAGTCTTCTATGAGAGCCGGGACGGAGGCAACTCAATCTTCAAGTGGAAGTGCGATTGCGACTTCATGGGGATCCAAGGCATCTCGAACGGGACGCTCTGCTCTCATGTTATGGCCGCATTCCTCTACATCGGGCTTGGTGATTATGTCGAGACGTTCAAGTACTTCTTGAGGAAGCGCCATGGTTGAGCACGTAAACGGGAAACTGGCCATCAAGAGGATTGATCTGAAGTCTGGGATCTCAGTGAAGGTGACTAAGTCATTGATGTTCTCGTGCGCAGACTCTCCGATCATCTATGACATCATGGCATTCAACCAGGCTGGGGTCCAGATCGACGGCACGATCGCGAAGTCAGAGAAGGAGATGGAGACTCAAGCTTGGATCTTCTGCAATCGTTGGAAGGATGGAGAGGATGCGCACTACCTTCGGGGATGGGACAAGAAGGAGACGATCAAGAACTCATGGAAACGGTAGACGAATGGCACAAATGAGAACATCGAGTCAGTAGAATCTTTGAAGAAGGAAGTGAGGTGAACGACGTGGTATGGGAGAAGAAGAATTTAATGACAATAGAAGACCGCAGCGGATGCTATGATATTTGGAGCTGCACTGTGTGCAACTATGAGAAGAAATGCTATGGGCTCGAAAGAGATCTCGAGTGCCCGAAGTGCGGTGGGAAAGGACTGAAGCTGAAGAAGGATGAGGTCAAGGTCGAGAAACCAATCAATGCAGTCGAGCCGATGGCGAGGATCCCTGACACGAGCAAGCGGATCAAGTACTCGCCGAGAGACGTCGATCGGACGAATAATTGCACGATGATTGTCGGCATGTGCCCAGGACGCCAGCGGAAGAAGGACCAGAATCTTGAGGTCTTCCACGGCAACCGGACCGGAGATCTGATCGAGAAGGCTATCAAGGGACTGCACAACATCTACTTGACGAATGTCTTCAACACATACTGCCCAGGAGCTCAGATGAAAGATCTCAAGGAGGTCATTGAGGAGGGCATCCAGGATCTCACTGCGGCCATCAAGAACCTCAAGCCTAAGAAGATTATATGCCTCGGCAGCGTCGCATCTAAGGGGGTCCAGGGAGCCCTGAAGCATGCCGAGAAAGCCTTCTCAGACTTAAAGCACCCAATGCCTGAGGTCGTCACAGTCCAGCACCCGAGCTATGTGATAAGGTTTAATAAGGGAGTCGAAGCTCATGTCGAGAAGATTCGCAAGGAGGCGATGTCAAAGTAGATGAAGACTATGGATATGCCGCGATCTATTAAAAAATTACGGAGGGAACGTAAATGACAAATTATTTAATTTGTGGATGTGACTGTACTGGAAAGACTACATTGATCAACGAGTTCCTCAAGCATGGGACATTTGATGTCCGCCACTGCAAGAACCCGCCGATCAACCTCTCGCAAAGCGATCAGAAGGAGTATGCTCGGCAAGAGTACATCCGAGGAATCAAGGATCTCAATGCGGGCTGCGACATCATCTATGACAGATTTCTTCTCGGCGAGTGCATTTATGGGCCGATCTTCAGAAACTACTATCCAGACTACATGCGAGAATTAGAGAGAACGCTCAATGAGAATACAATCTTGATTGTCTTGACTGCATCGCCTGAGCTTGTGCTGTCAAGGTTCGACGGGAAGTTCATCAAGCCAGAGCAGATCCCGGAGATCTTGATACGATTCGGGCGAGAGTTCGCAGCGTCGAACATCAAGCGCAAGCTGCTTGTGTTCGTTGACGACATGACTCCAGAGATGATCTACGACTACATCATGGAGTGGGAAGCTGGGTACTCAAAGCCGGTGGAGGAGGTTAATGTGGCAGAAATGTTCGAGCACTATGAGAAGGACAAGGCAATGCACCAGGAGATCGATGCTGAGGAGCATAATGCGCCGAAGCCTGCAGAGAGTCCAGTCAAGAGGAAAACTAAGTATAACCGAACCCAACTCTACCCTGAGGTCTCGTTCGAGAACCATGTGTTCCACCGCGACATCTTCGCCCACTACCTCCGGTGGAGCTATCTATTGAAGCTCATCACGCCGAACTTCCATGAGAAGACTCTCTTGGACTGGGGCTGTGGTGATGGTGGCAATCTGGCGACGCTGTACCACAACCGCCGCTGCATTAAGAGCTATCTCGGGATCGACATCCGAGATAAGACGATCGAATCGCTCAAGGAGAAGTATGCGAATCTCGTCACCAAGTGGGTAAGATTTGAGGTTGAAGACCTGTGCGATCCGACGATGGCTGGAGACATCGCGGCGCCCGCTGGGAAGTATGGGAATAGTTGGGACTTCATCACCTGCTTCGAGGTCCTCGAGCACATCGGGAAGAAGAACCATAACCAGTTCATGATGAACATCCAATCACACATGAACCAGAATACTGTCCTGATGATCTCGACGCCATGCTATGACGCGAAGGTCGGCGCCGCAGACAACCACATGATCGAGGGAGAGGTCGGCGAGCTGACGTACGCTGAGATGGAGATGCTGCTGTCGAAGTACTTCAAGATCAAGAAGGTCTACGGCACGTTCGCATCCCAGAAGGACTATGAGAAGCTGATGACTCCTGCTCAGAGACAACTCTTCGATGAGCTCAGCGAGTACTATGACTGCAATCTGGTCTCAGTCATCTTCGCGCCGCTGTTCCCGAAGCAGTCTAGGAACTGCATCTGGGTCTGCCAGCTCAAGGAGGAGAAATTTTATCTAGGGATGAAGAATGAGAGCAATGATTAAAAACGACAAGAAGTCTAAAGGTGTTTCCGATGAGAACTCATGATATAAAAAACAGGTGCCACCTGTCAGGTGGCACCTGCAATTCCAGAAGATGAGGTGCTTTCAAAAAGTTTGACTAAAAAATCCTGGACCAGAAACAGTTTATAAAAGGACTGTCTCAACGTATTGGTGGACCTCAGGTTTATAGGTCTTTGGTGATCAAAAGATGAGAAAAGATAAGAAGCCAGTTAAGAAGAAGAGTCAGGTGCCACCTGTCAGGTGGCACCTAAAAGATCGGGTGGCACCCTCAGGTGGCACCCTTAACTCTTCAGTAATGAAAGACGAGGAAGAGAATGAAGAAGAGACGAGTGAGATTTTTGGGCCACTTCATAGTCCACAAGGACAATGAAAAATTCCTGGGCGAGCTTGGGTTCATTGATCTAAGGACGATGAAGCAGAAGACGAGAGCTGACCGCATCACGCTCAACCAATATCTCAACAAGCTGATCTCGCTCGACCGCGACCTTGACATCACCAAAGATTCTAAGTCCAAGTCTCACGTCTCCTTCAAGATGGCGATCTTGAAGAAGGAGATCGGCGAGCACAATGCTGAGATCGACCAGATCCGGCAGAAGATCGAAGATAAGGCAAATAAGATTAGGGAGATGAAGAAGATCATCCAGGAGGCGAAGTGAAATGAACTATACACAGATGGCAGTGCAGAAAGTGATTGACCAATATTGCGATGCACTTAAGGAAACGAGCAGGTATGCGTTTCATCTCTCAAGTTCGATGTCGATGGAGGGGAAGCCGATCCGTCAATGGTTCTATGATAAGTTCGGGATAACCGCCCAATGTGCAAAGTTTAACTCTGTCAGTTCAAAGCTTCCGTTGTGGGATTTGACAGGAGGACAATTGCCTGATGATGAAGAGTGTGGAGTTGGAGAATATGTCTCTTACTGCCCGAACTGCGGAACGCCCGGGCTTATTCGATACTTTAGAGGCACAACATATTCGTATTTTTGTTCTTCGAAGTGTCATCAAGAATGGGATGCTCTTTCAGATGATGAGAAGTACGGGAAGGGCAAGCGATATGACCAGAGTCTTGAGAAGTTCAAAATGTGGCGTCAGGAGGGCAAAGATTAAAAATGGCAATGAATTCATCACTGCAGGCGAGGCGAGATGAGTCAAATTCTCGGAGGGTAGCACATGTTTGAAGAGTTCCTGAACAAGCGGGTCAAGATGGTCATCAAGGACGGCGATGCGATCAAGGCGCTCCACGGAGTGTTCCTTGGGATCGACGGCGGGCAGTTCGCGAAGATCGAGCTCGCTCGGAGCGGAGTCCAAGCGATCAACCTGAGCAACATCGAGAAGATGAAGCTGGACGAGGATCAAGATGAAGAAGAAGCCCGAGACTGAGGAGACTGTTTCTGAGATCACCGACCTGCCTGGAGTCGGACCAGCGACTGCGGAGAAGCTGATCAACGCCGGCTACTCCACCTTGATGAAGATCGCGACTGCCTCAGTGGCCGACGTGATGGATCTCACTGAGATGAACAAGCTCTCCACCATGAAGCTGATCAACGCGGCGCGAGAGCTCTGCGGATTAGACTTCAAGACTGGGTTCGAGCAGGAAGAATATCGGAAGAAGATCTTCCATGTCAAGATCGGGAGCGAGAAGCTCGACGCGCTCATCGACGGCGGGTTCGAGTCTGGGAGCATCACTGAGTGCTATGGCGAGTTCAGCTCTGGCAAGACGCAGATCGCCCATCAGCTCGCAGTGAACGTCCAAAAAGAGCCCCACAGCGGCGTGTGCATTTGGATTGACAGCGAGGGGTCCTTCAGGCCGCAGCGGATCCGGGAGATCGCGGAGGCTGCCGGCATCGATGGAGAGTTGGTCTTGAAGAACATAAAATATGCGCGATCCTACTCGACCGACCATCAGATGCTCTTAGCTGAGAAGGCAGAGAGGCTGATCACCGACGACAAGCTCCCTGTGAAGCTCATCGTCGTCGACAGTCTTACTGCCGCGTTCAGGGGGGAGTACCTCGGGCGAGGGACGCTCGCTGAGAGGCAACAGAAGCTCAACAAACATCTCCAGCACCTCACACGGCTCGCCGACATCTACAACGTCATCGTCTATGTCACAAACCAAGTCATGGTGAATCCAGGCCAATTGTTCGGCGATCCGACTCGAGCAGTTGGCGGCCATATCGTCGGCCACAATGCGATGTACCGCATCTACTTGCGGAAGGGGTCCAGGGGGACTAAGGTCGCGAAGCTGGTCGACGCTCCGCACCTCCCGGACGGCGAGGCACCATTCATCATCACCCGTGGAGGGATCAAAGATGTCTAAGTGCCCCGGTTGCGGAGAGCAAGTCAGTCCGATGGATAGTAGCGCCGTGAGATTCCGAGAAAGATGGTTCCACAAGGGGAATTGCGTCAAGCTGTACCGAACAAGCACTGTCTCAAGTTCAGTGCTTCAGGACAGCATCATGAGGGAATGATGGCCGGCGAACCACTGAAGACGCTGAAGGAGATGATAGTCTCAACTAAGGATGGGCTACAACAATTTGCGTATGTTTTTGACCTCAGAGCCGAGGCGATTCAACTTTTAGGAAAGAACAAGAATCACCATCTCTTTGAGAAGTTTGCGTATGAGATGGAGAACAACGAAGGCATAGATGTTCTTGATGCCGCTATGGATAGTGAATCGTGGGGGCCACAACGACTTGCTGAGGAGTATATGAATTGGCTTCTTAAAAGATTCTTCAATCTGACAGAGAAGGACCTCAAAGACTCATTTGAAACCTGCCAGCATAAGCGAAAAATAGATGTTGGAACTTGCGTTTATTCATTTCCTGGGATGGAAGAGTGTCTTGATTGTGGAGCAACACATTGGAAAGATAAAGAGAGCGTGTGGAGGAGGACTTGAAAGATGGATGAAGAATCTGAGAAAGCGGTTTGTTGTGGCTGCGGCAGAACTCAAGAGACGAGACAAGGCGAGGGGATGACTGAGGCGATGACATACACGGACGAAAGCAGGAAACAGGAAGGCAAAGAAGCCAACCGCGAGAACCGGAAATACACCAAGTCTAAAGACGAGTATGACGAGTGGTATGGTGACTGAGATGGCAGACGAACCACTAAGTTTTCCAGCGAAATCAAGAAAGTATAACATTGAAGTTTTAACATTATTGGAGAAACGTCTTCACAATATGGTAGGCGCAAGATGGATGCCAGAAAATGCATTTCCAATTCCTTATCCTAAGAGAGAAGCAATAGAACAACTACGGAAAGAAATACGCCAGGTGAAAGCGGAGTTAGGTCTATAATGGCAGACGAACCACTGAAGACGCTGAAGGAATTAAAATCTCTCAAGGAGATGGTATGGCAAGTGAGTGACGGTGCTACTTTTGATAAGAATCTATGGATTAGAAAAGCAGACCTCAGAGCCGAGGCGATTCGTCACGCAAGACGATTGAAAGAAGCGATGGACAAGCACGAGTTCAACAATCTTGTGAGGATAGGAAATCGTGGTGCGTTGGGGATGGAGCAACTTGCCGGAGCATATAACTGGGTAGTGGGGACATTCAATCTGACGGAGGAGGACTTGAAATGACATTGATACAACTTGACCTGACAGATAACACAGACAAATTCGTTAGACACTGGGCTGTCGAACACAAGATGACCAAGACGGAAGCAGTTAATGACATTCTCTGTGAGTTCATTATTAACTGGGAGCAAGGCAGAGTTTTTCTCCATACGCCAACTGGTCCATTCAACAAATTCGGAGATGACTTGTACAAACTTAAACCGCAGAAGTTTGAAGACTTCCAAAAACAGCATGGAAGGAGGAATTGAGATGAGTCGGCCGCGGAAACTGAAGGGAATGCAGAAGGGAGACATCTTTGAATCGTTTGTCCCCAATAACGAATCACTCGTCTTTGACGGGAAGAAATGGATACCGAGGGACCGGAGGGAATGAAATGAATGACGAGCAAGAGATGATACTCGAGGATGAGCACGAGTCGAGCGAAGAGCAGCAGAAATACCACAGGAGGATGGCGATGGGGATGGAGGATCAAGATGGGACGAGTTGAAAACTATTTGAACGCATATCTGGAACAGTTCAAGGCGATGAAGGAGCGCGAGCACCCGACTCCACCGGCTGACAATGTCTTCTACGCAAGCCAAGCTGGAGGTTGCATGCGAAAAGTCTACTTTGAGAAGATCCTCGGCAGGCGAGACTTCGACATAGTGACCCGAAAGAAGATGCTGGTCGGAGACATCATCCACGACTTCTTCCAAGAGCATGTCTTGCCTAAGGGAGAGGGGATCGCCAATGAGCCGACGCTGAAGATTGAGCAGGAGGGACTTGTCATCGTCGGCCATGCAGACCATGTCGAGATGTCAGAGCTAGACGAGCTGAAGTCTACTGCCTGGCTTTCATTCAGCGAGGAGAAGCCGGATGACGGCCATGTCCGGCAGCTGATGCTCTACATGAAGGCATTGAACCGGAGCCACGGCCAAGTAACTTACATTGAGAAGGCATCCTTCAAGATCGTGGAGCACGCCATCAAGTTTAGCGAAAAGATCTACGATGAGACGATCGAGGGCTTCAAGCGGATCTACACAGCAGTGTTGACGAAGAAGAGCCCGGAGAGACTGGAGGGATTCCCGAACGACTGGCATTGCCATCAGAAGAAGGAGAACATCAAGTGTCCGTACTTTGAGGAGTGCGAGCGGACGAAGCCAGGCGAGTCTGGACTGCCGGCAACGGAGGCGCAAGATGTCAAAGCTAATTGAGTTCGCCGATCCTGACATGAAGCTCATCATCCGAGCACTAGATCTGCTCTTTCAGATGACGGCAAGCAAGAGTACAAAGGATCAGATCAATGAGCTGCTCTTAAATCTCAGGGAGCCAGAGAAGCCGATGGAACCAATAGTTGAATCTGAGCAAGGGAAAAATGCGCCATAGAAAACTTAATAAACGAGTCAGAATTCATACGCATAGATGAGGGGGATCCAGATGGGACAAGACGAGACAAGAGATGAGGGAAGTTCTGTGAGAATGCCAGTCCTTGATCGGCTCGGAGAGATGTTTGAACTTCAGAAGAAGCTCCAACTTCGGCTGAAGACGATCCCATTTAAATCTAATGAAGCTCGGATCCAATTTATCCGAGTGATGACGCTTGCGAACATCGACGAGATTATGGAGTACTTGAGAGAATTCCCATGGAAGCCTTGGAAGGTCTCTCAGATCTTAACGGAGCGGAATATTGAGCGAGCTAAGATGGAACTGGTCGATGAATTCCACTTCTTCATGAACCGGTGCATTGCAGTCGACATGGATGCAGACGAACTCTACCGGCTTTATTGTGTGAAAAATGGGATCAACCACAAGAGACAAGATGAGGGCTATTGAGCCCGGAGGGACAAGACATGGAAGACAACAAGGAATTGACAAAGATAGCGGCAGAGAACGTAGAGAAATTGCGGAAGCTTCTCTACGTCATTGACATGGAACGGCACCTCACCGACAAGGATGGGTTGCTTCGGCAGATCGCCGCAATCGACAAGAAGATCAAGGAGATGGAGAGCACTCCGCTCATCGAGATGTATCCTCGTCCGGATGCGTCTGCTCTCAAGCGAGATCCACGGTACAATGACGCATATCCGTCGGTTTTACAAAGTTAGGCTTTCAATACATTACCGCAGTAGGCAGTAGTTGATGGAGGAGACGAGATGGGACAAGATGAGATTAAACGGAATGCCAACGAGGCCATGTGCGACGCGCTCGCGTACTATGATCAGAATCGGACTAGATTTTGCGAACTTGAGAAGCACGGGAGCCTGAGCATCGCGCTGAGGTTGGTTGAAATTTCAGAGTATATCGTGAGATTCCTCTCAGCAAAGACTCCAGCCGAGATGTCTGCGGTCTTATCAGAGCGGCGATACAATGAGACATTGGATGACGACCTGAATGAAGTCTTGATTTATATACTGCAGATCAAGACTCAGTTCAAGGAGGAGTTCGATGAGATTCAAGTAAAGCTCGGAGAGAACGATGGATCTGGTGGAGACAGTGAATCATGAGTACTTGAGAGCTCTCAGGACGTTGAGAGATGCGGGACTCGTCACCGCTCCGCGCAGGATGAGTGTCAGAGAGGTCTTTGGATTCACCTTTGAGATTAATCCGTGCTACAATGAGGTGACTCTGCCGGGGTTCGAGACGAACGTTGAGTACGCTGAGGAGGAGCTCAAGTGGTACTACTCTGGCTCGAATCGGATCGACTTCTCAGATACTATCAAGCGGACGTGGGAGAAGTTCTCAGACGACGGCATCACTGTGAATTCGGCCTATGGCTATCGGATCTTCGGTAAGGACCCTAAGATCGGAATCAACCAGTGGGATTGGGTGGTCAAGAAGCTCAGGGAGGATCCAGATTCTCGGCAGTGCGTCATCAACATCAACTCAGCGTATGATAAGGAGAAGCCGACGAAGGATCTCCCCTGCACAATGTACCTCCACGTCTTCTTGCGCGACGGGAATCTCGACTGGCACACCTACATGCGGTCGCAAGACATCTACTACGGGACTCGGAATGACATCTATTGCTTCACTCAGATGCAGAAGCGGATGGCCTCAGAGCTCAACGTGGGAGTCGGAAAGTACTTCCACCACTGCGGCAGCCTCCACATCTACGAGAAGCATTGGGATAAGATGGACAAGCTATTGGAGGAGAACAAATGAGCGACAAACCACAACTTGAGATCATGGATTCTGATACCGGGATCTTCAAGCGGATTCCATCTGGATTGGAGGACTACATCGAGTATGAAGATCTTTTAGAATTCTTCCAAGAGAGCTGCACTGCGGATGCTCCAACTATCGGTAATCTCTACAGCTTGATCGGGCAAGTCGCGACCGCAGTCAACTACCATCGGTATCCAGATGATTGGGTCGGGAGCGTCTCAATCGCTTGGAATCCTAAGACAAAGCACGTCCAGATCCACGATGATGCTGGTCATGCTGGGATCTATCACAGCGGGGTCATCTACCCAAGCGGAGCTAAGATCTGGGACGAGGATGACGATCTCCCTCCATTCGAGTACGGGTGCCCATCCTGATGGTCACAAACTATCAGCGCGGGTATCAAGTTGAGCTGCAGGCGAAAGCTGAGCTGATCATGAATGGATTCCAAGTGATCCGCGCGACCGGATCTCAATCGCCAGCCGATCTTGTCGCGACCAGTGCGGAGACAGTCCGGTTCATCCAAGTCAAGCGGACAAAGTCGCGCGTCAATAGCCAATTGAAGATCGGGATTCGCGAGATCAAGACCCTTGTCGTGCCAATCTGGGCGACGAGAGAGGTCTGGGTCTGGAAGGACCGATTCGGGTTTGAGGTCAGGCAAATTGTGGTATGAGATTTCGCCGGCATTGCTCGCGCTCGCGCGAGAGAAGACTCGAGAGTTTGACCAGCAGAAAGCTTATCCAGAGGCAGATCAGAAGCTTAACTTCATCGGCTACCTCGGCGAGCACTGCTTCGACCGATGGCTCACTGAGAACAAGATCCCGCACGAGTGGATCGAGTTCATCAAGCCAGAGTGGGACAAGCCAGACTTCAAGGTCAAGAAGAAGACGATTGATGTTAAGACGACGACTACTGGGAATCTCTACCTGCCGTTCAAGGATCCAGACTTCGACATCTACTTGGGCGCTCGGTATAGCGAGATCCCAGATAGCGGAGCAATAAGAGTCGTCGGCGTAGGGTACATCACGAAGCAGACGCTCAGGACGAGGATCAAGACTGGACGGATCAATGTAGTTGAGCTCAATGGACGAAAACTTTACTCGCTCCAGTTGGGCGAGCTCACATCGATTGAGAAGTTCATACCTAAGATGAGGGAGGAGACGAGAGATGGCGGGGGAATATCAGCTGAGGGACTTCCTGCGTGAGAATCCAGGAACAGAATTCGACACTGACTTCTTGTCAAAGCACTTTGACGTATCATCATCAAGCATCGCGCGAGCGACATTGAAGCTCTACAGCTGGAAGACGAAGATGGGGGACAAGATAGTCCGAGGCGTCGAGCGCCGCGAGGTGAAGCTCAAGTTCGGCATGAAGTACCTCTACAAGGCGACAGAGGCGACATGATGATGGTTCTTTGCGATGATGAAGCAGCGAGGGGGTGACTGAGCGATGAGAGCAAAGACAATCAAAGGCTATAAGTTCCTCAAGGAGGACATGACAAGCAAGAACGGCACTATCGAGAAGTGGAAGCTCGGCGCGTGGAAGAAGCACGAGGGCAAACTGGAGATGTGCAATGCGGGCTTCCATGCCTGCGAATCGCCGCTTAAGGCATTCCAGTCTTACGTGTATGGCCCTCGGCTGTTTATCGTTGAGGCACGGGGCAAGGTGCTGCACGAGAAGGACGACAAGTTCTGTTCAGAGGAGATGCGCATCGTGCAAGAGGTCGAGAACCTCAAAGAGGTATCGGTGAAGTTCGCGATTTGGGCAGCGAAGAAATGCCTTAAGAATTTCGAGACGAAATATCCGCAGGACAAAAGACCGCGACAGGCGATAGAAGCGGCAGAGGCATGGCTGAAAGAGCCGAGCGAAGAAAATCGCATAGCAGCCTCCGCAGCCTACTACGCAGCCTACGCAGCAGCCGACGTAGCAGCCTCCGCAGCAGCCTACTACGCAGCCTACGCAGCAGCCTCCGCAGCAGCCTACGCAGCAGCCTACGCAGCCTACGCAGCAGCCTACGCAGCCAACGCAGCCTACTACGCAGCCTCCGCAGCCTACTACGCAGCCTACGCAGCAGCCACCGAGAAGAAGCTCATCTCACTTATCAAGGCACAACTGCGGAAGCAGAAAGCAAGGGGGTGACTGAGGACGATGGCAGACGAACCGTGCAAGAAATGCGGACAGATAGACAATGGACAATCCGGAGAATACCCTTGTGCCGAATGTGGATTGCCAATGACACATGATGAACCACTGAAAACAAGCGAGGAGTGGTCAAAGAATTGTCAATTTAAAGTTCTTGACCCAGACGGTTGGGATAGGCGGAATTTTCAATTTAGTTGGTTTGAAGAGAAGATATCCGAAGCTGAGTTTAATCGTAGAGTAAATCTCTCAACAGTTCAAAGAAATAAAGACGAACCACTGAGGATGATGAAGCGTGTGGTTGTGTTTCGACTCGGTCAAATGACGAAGAATCATATCCTTATCCCAACAAGTGCGATTATATCTCTCAAGAGCGACGGAGTCATCACTGACAACTTTGATGAGAACAGATCAATCGGGAGATTCACGAACTGTCATTGTGAAGGTGATGAGATTGTCTGCGACGTAGAGTTGGATAGGGACAATAGATGTCGCAGGAAACACTATCCAACGAATCTGACAGTCGCTCCGATGTTCCTGAGCAAGAGCATTGAAGAGGATGCGGATGGCGCGATTATGAAGGACGCTGAGATGATTGGACTTGCAGTTGTCCATGCGCACGGAGATGAATCCCTCAACGGGAACTGCTCGGTGTGGAAAGAAGTGTTCAGACCTGCGCGGAGCGAACCACTGAGGACGAAGATGAGCAAACAGGAACTTGTGAAAGCATTGAAGGCAATCGTTGAGAGAAAAAGCGGAGACCCAGAAACCGACCACATCGAGGCAGATGAACTTCTACTTGAATATATTGACAATGAAGAAGTCAAAGAAGCATTTGGCGCGATTGAAATGTGGTATGCGTAAGAAGGACTTGCGATGAACTTTCAGAATCTTGTCTACATGATGCGGATGCGAGGGCTGCAGATCCCGCGACTCTACACCCTTAATATGGTGCGGCATCACAACCGCGGTAGCTCGGGAGAGACATGGAAGCATTACCTGTGCAAGTGCGTCTGCGCGAAGATCTTATACGATTCCAACCACGAGTACCTCACTGAGTATGAATTCAAGAACAAGGTAGTCGCCGATGTCTTCGACCTCACGACTTGGACTGCAATCGAGTTCGAGACGACGGCTGGGCCGAAGAAGGAATCAGTGAAGCTCGCGAGCTATGTCACGCTGACCGCGCACCATACCATCCGGGACGTCATCGTCATTGACATCTCAAAGCTGCCAGACGATTGGGCTGGGATAGAGCGAGCGCTCCGAAAGCGGCTCGGATTGTAGCTAGAATGGAATATTCTATCTATGCGGAGTAGAAAGGTTTATAAACAGTAGTGCATACTTTATATATACCAGCATGGCTGGAGGTGAAACAAAATGAAAACTCACAAGTGCAAGTGGTGCGGCAAGTCGATCAAGGATAGGGACGAGCGAGAGAAGCACTGCCATGCAGACTTCCCGACCCATTGAGGACACAATGACCACGCAGCAGGAAGGCAGGGCATCGGGTGCTTGTCTCATCTCGCCCTGCCGCCTGCGCTTTCATGATGGCAGGTGTGGGTAGTTCACTGACTGAGGTGATAAACGTGGGACAATCATTTGGACGAGGACCGTGCCCCAAGTGCGGCAAGATCATCTCATCGTGCGGGCTCGCTCAAGCTGCACATGCGCGCTCGCATGAGAAGGATGGTCAACCAAAGGTCGAGCAGAACCGTGCATGGTATCAGAAGTGCAAGGTCTGCAAGTCATCGCTTCCGCAGGAACCAAATGCTCAGCGCGAGTACCGCAAGCATAAGCGGTGCAAGGTTTGCATGTCTCAGGCGATTGAGAAGGTTGATGAGGTGATCGAGAAGGCGAAGGAGGTCAAGAATGCAGAGGACCCTCGGCTCACCGAGATCTATAAAAAGCTCAATGCTCTCCACATCAAAGACGCGGACACGTACGATCCAGCGGAGCATACTAAGATCCGGGATGAAATCCATCAGCTCAACAATGAGGTCTTAAAAATCCGCCAGGAGCGGTCTAAAGCATTGGGAGAAATGATGACGGAGCGGAAGTAAGATGAAGCTCAAGGGAAAGAAATGTCCCACATGCGGGAAGAAAACTCTATCTCATCCATCATGCAAAGAGTGGTCGGCGTGGCGCGATCTCGCGATAGTGGTCTGCCGTTCGTGCGAGTCACGTTTCAAGGTTAAGAGGTGGATGAAGTGAATCAAGATCTTCTGCGAGACCTTTACTCTTTCTTGAAGGATGAACTTGGCAAGCGAGGACATGACATTGACAAGGACGGAATTTGTTTGACTTCTTCGATTCTCGTCAGAGAGATCCTCATAAGGCTTGGGTATGTCTGCTCAGTCAGGCGAGTAGAAATTCTGATTGTGAATGATGAGGGCCGGAAGATCCTCGAAGAATATGATAAGACCGGGATCATGCTCTCAAAGGACGAGGTCATCGCTCGCGGCGGATGGATCATTGGGCTTGGGTGGGCCAAAGACGATTTCCATTACCTTGTATGTTTCTTGCTTGAGGACTCGATCATGGACCTCACGTTCGGCATCGTTGATCGCCCAGAGCACGGGATCAAAGCATCTCCGATGTGGGTGACGCTCGAGACTCTTCCGGGATGCGTGTACAGCATCTGTTTGCGCTCGTCAGATGATGATCAAATGTCGACTCCACTGCTCGATGATAAGATTTGGATGAAGGACGTTGTCACCCGTGGCCGGAAACTTCTTTTGAAGTATCGCTTAGATAGCAATGATTAAAAACAGATGACGGCTTCTCTTCTCAAGTCGAGTTGAGAGGGGGACGAGTTGAGGATTGTTTCTGCTTGGACGAAGTTCAATGCCATAACTTTGCTTTACCGGGATGGCGACAACAAGTTCGAGCAGGTGATCGACTACCCCGTGTTCAGGCATTACATCATCATCGGAGCTGGCGATCGCGGGCATCCTGCAGTCGAACGGTACACCCGGATTCGCGAGATCTCAGATGTCGAGTATACGGGGAAGTATGCTAAGCTGTATCTCAAGAGAGCTGGCATGGTCTACAAGATCCGAGACGCGCTTGAGGTTGCTGGAGTCAAGACCTATGAGTCAGACATCCCATATTGGAGACGGTACTTGATTGACACACTCACCCCGGTAGGGACTGACAAACTCAAGATCCTCTACATCGACATCGAGACAGATGACACGATCTCAGAGATTCATGTTGGTCGGTATCCGATCTTGAGCATCGCGTGCGTCGATCAGAATGATAAGGTAAAGTTCTTCATCAACGAGAACCACAAGGACCGAGACTGCGAGCGGAGGCTTATCCGCGATTTCTACAATGCTGTGAAGGATTACGATGTCTTGGTCGCGTGGTACGGCGACGGGTTTGACTTCCCATACTTGGAGGAGCGATGCAATTGGCTTGGGATAGAGTTGAACTGGAGATACTTCCAGAAGTTTGACATCATGGCTAGGTTCATCAAAATGAAGCGGATGCGGTCGTACGCGCTGAATGATGTCGCGCTCGCAGAGCTCGGAGAAACGAAGATCAAGCTGGGCAAGAAGGTGATCGAGACCTACCTTGAGGACAAGCAGAAGCTGATGGAGTACAATGTCATGGATTGCAAGCTCATGAAGAAAATAGATGAGAAGTTCCAGATCACTCAGATCTTAGACTCGTTGAGCTCAAAGACGAATTGTCTTCTTGAGGAGGTAAGATTCCCGACCATCATCATCGACAACATGATTCTTAGGAAGGTGAGAGAGCTGAAGCTCGGGTTAAGGTTCCCGTACCGGCCGAAGTCAAAGGCGACGCGCACCTCGTTCGTTGGAGGATATGTGCAGGAGCCGCCGGCCGGATTGCATCGAGGTATCTTGATATTGGACTTCAAGTCGCTCTACAATCGCATCATGCAAAGTTGGAATATCTCACCAGAAACGCTGCGAGCTGGCAAGGAGAAGATCTACGTCCCAGAAGATGATTCAGCTTGGTTTGCGAAGGACATCAAGGGAGTCATCCCTCAAATTCTTACTGGACTTGAGGATGAGCGGAATTATTACTTGCGGAAGCGCAATGCGTTCGATAAGGGGACGCCAGAGTGGGTCTTGTATGACATCTTGGAGAAGGTGCCGAAGGTCATCCTGCTCAGTTTTTACGGCGTCATGGGCAACCCAGTCTCAAGATACTACCACATCGACATCGCTGGCTCAGTCACCCGGGCAGGGAGATGGCTCATCAAGATCAGCAAGAATTTCCTTGAGGAGAAGGGCTATCAAGTTATCTACATCGACACTGATTCCCTGTTCGTGAAGATCAACAAGGACAACTTGGACGAGCAGATTGCATTGGGACAGAAGCTCACGCAGGAGCTTAATGATTTTTACTTGACGTTGCTTGGGAACTTCAACATCGCGCCAGAGGACCGAAAGATTGAGATGAAGTTCGAGAAGGTAGTCAAGCAGATGATCTTCGTCGGCGATAAGGAGAAGGGCACGAAGAAGCGCTACGCTGGAGTCCAGACTTGGGATGAGGGTAAGAAGATCGAACCGAGATTCTTCTGCAAGGGGATCGAGCTCGTGAGGACTGACCAGTCGGCCTTTGCTTTAAGGATGCAGCGGACAGTGATCGACATGATCTTCAATGGCAAGTCCTCGCTAGAGATCTTCGAATACCTCTCAGCTCAGCGGACGTTGGTTCAGATTGGTCAGTTGACGAAGGACGATGTCCTCCTCTACAAGGAGCTGACGAAGCCAATCATCGAGTACAAGACCGCGATCCCGCATGTGCTGGTCGCGAAGCAGATGATCGAGTGCGGCGCTGAGGTCATGGTCGGCCAGAAGATCTCGCACATCTACATCAAGGGCCCGAAGGGAAAGATGCCGATCTACTCTGAGAGCTACACGTCAGGATACGATCAAGACCATTATTGGTCGCACATCATCTGGCCGCCATCTGAGCGCATCCTGAGGTCTGTCTTCCAGGACTACCCGTGGGAGACATTGGACATCAAGAAAGCTCCTAAGTCACGGAAAAAGGAGCAAAGCATTTAAATCTATTGTAATTATTATTACAATATGAAGCGAATCAACGCGGCTCTTGATGACGAGAACATGGAGTTCTTGGCAAGGTTTCGAGACGAGAACCATACAGATAGTCTTGAGAACGCGTTGAATGAGATCATACGAGCGTTTAGGACGCATGATTGTTCAGGGAGGAAATCAAAATGATCGACGACAACAAGGTGAGGATTGAGGAGCTCGAGGAGCTCATCACTGCAAAGGAAAAAGTGCTTGAGTCGAAGATTGACGAGCTCAAGGTGGAGTGGGAGCGCCAGAAGGCGATCCTGAGATCTATCGTGACCCTTGAGGACGAGGTCAAGCAGATCCGCGAGAAGATTGATGTGCTCAAGGAGAAGAAGAGGGAGTAAATGCCATTTAAGGGGAAGGGGATCAAGGAGAAGGAGAAAGTCTTGAACAAGTGCCCGACTTGCAAGATGCGGAGCGATGCGCCTCAGACTGGATATACCAAGAAGGATGGGACACTGACTAGAGATTGGACTTGTAAGAATCCTAATTGCCGGACTAAGATCTTCGAGGAGGAGCCAGATGAGTGAGATCAAGACTCTTAACATCGACTCTCTCGAGCCGAATGGCTGGAACGACAACCTCATGAGCGACGGGATGTTCGCCCATCTCAAGCGGACGATGTCGAGGTTTGGCAATCTCCAGCCTATCCTAGTCTGGAGCCATGTCGATCGCACTCGCGGGATCATCCCAGCGACAAGGAACATCATCATCGACGGCGAGCACCGCTGGAATGCTGACAAGGATCGCGGAGCGAAGACGATTGACTGTGTCGTCATCACTGACAAGGACATTGTCAACTTCTCTAAGGTGATGCATGAGGAAGGACTGATCCCGCTGCCGTTGCCAGACGAGATCAATGAAGACTTCTACTCAGTCGTCGTCCGGATCCTCACCGTCCTCATGAATGACATCAAGGGAGAACCAGACCCAGTGAAGCGCGGCGCTACTTACCTTGAGATGACGAAGGTCATCGAGGTGAAGCAGTTGGGAGAGATCCTTAACACCGCCCCAGAGATCATTGAGAGCCACAAGACGCTCTTGGAGATGGACCAGCTCGCTGCCGAGGCAGACGTCAAGGTTCTCAGGGACAGGCCGAAGTACAATGAGGTAAAATTACTGATGAACGACGAGGAGTTCGACAAGTTCCAGAGCGCGGCTCGTGAGACTGGGATGAGAGATCATTTGGCTGCAGTGATGTTCATGTGCGATAAGATCTTGGAGGGGTGAGATGGAATCTGATCCAATGGCATTGGTCGCGAAGATGATTGAGCATCCTGAGAAGCTTCCAGAGAAGATGTGCTGCATCTGCGGCCACGCGTTGTTGACTCACTTCGAGGAGCTGCCGACACTTTCTAAGATCGGCTGGCGATGCCACTGCTTAGGATTGGACGGCTATCAGTGCGAGTGCTTCTTGCGGAAGGACAGCGTTGCCTCTAAAGTCGACTACTATGACTTCAAGCGGCGGGTCATCGAGAGAACGGAGGGAAAACAATGATCGAGAATTTCATCAAGGAGTACCCGAATACAAACGCATGGCATACGAGCTTCAGAGTCTTGGAAGCTCTCGAGGGCGAGAAGATCCTCTCAGTCCTTGAGCTTGACGACATCTCATGGCTTATCGTGCTTGAGTCTGGCTTTTCGCTTTTGCTCTACCGCAATGGCGCATTCTCACTCGAAAGTAAAGACTTGACCATCGCGCACATTGAGGCATTCGCTGGCGAGACTGAGACGCTCGCGCACTCGCATGTCAAGGCAATGAAGCTCATTAAGAAGCCGGAAGCTCCAGACGGAGGCAAACTAAAATGAGCGAAGATCAATTAAGAAAGCGGATGAGATTTGAGGAAGTGCCGACAAAGTATGACGTGTTTATTGGAGAATATCTGCTCGGCGAGATCAAGTTCAATGTCGGTCATCAGGCGTGGGCGTTCATCCCGAGAGTCGGTCAGATTGAGATTTACCCAGACGAGCTGGCGAAGATCAATGAATTTGTCATGGACATTACGAACACGACGTCCTGTCAAGAGAGATCTTTAACCAGGAAGGATTTGATCGCATCGCACGTCAGGCCGCAAGATCTAGACCTCTATGAAGATCTTGACATCGTCAGGCCAGTCCATCCGCTTCCAGATGAACCGATCGAGGGTAGGAAGTAATGGCTGCCGCAGGCAAGATTTTAATACTGGACTACCAGAGTGACCTCTAAGATGACCCGGATCAAGACCATAGACATCATCAAGCTAAAGAACTATGTGGTTTCTGTGTCATTCTGGGAGCTCAGGGGTGCCTTCCACGTGGGCATTGACGTCGAGTTCCTCGATGTTGGCACCTGGTTCAGCTTCTACTTCGGGTTCTGGGGCATCGACTTGAGCTTTGCGAGGGTGAGCAGATTATTTCATCGGGTGCACAAGAAGCGGAATGCCTTAAGTTTCAAGCGGTTGAAACGATCATTCCAAAAGATTTGGAAGAAGTGAAAGAAATGGACGACATTGTCACGCCGGAGGACTTGGCGAAGACTGACGGCACTGACCGAGCTGCGACTTGGATCAGGAACACCAAGCCACATCGGTACAAATTGACTTCAGAGCGCGCGAAGGAGATCGGTAAGAAGGGCGGGCATGGGATGAGTCTTCGGAAGCGGATCGCTGCGAGTCTGAATGCTTCTCGGTCAGGGAAGTATGTAAGGACTCCAGAAGTCCTCAAGGCGGTCATGGTCTCAAAGGAGGAGAGGGCAGTCGGCGTCACGATCAAGGACAAGATCAATCAGGCGAAGTTGATCTCAGCTTTCGCGGGAGCGAACACTGCGCTCGAGTACGTCGAGGCGATCAAGCTCGGGATGGCAGAGTACGAGCTGATCTTGAAGGCGTGGGAGATCGGGATGGAGCGGAAGGGGCGGCTTGTGACCCCATTCCACCGACATCAGTTCCAGGAATTAGTTCTCAAGATGGGTGAGACTGTCCATGGGCTCGGGCCGAAGAATACAATCAACGTCCTCGCCGAGAAGGTCGAGGTCAAGGGCGAGGTGGACTACACTGAGCTCATGCGCAAGATCACGCAGTACCATGAGAAGGTCGTGGACGCGAAGTTCACGGAGGTAAGACAAGATGAGGCCAAAGATCAGGGAACTGGCGGAAAGCTGGACGTTCAAGAAGAAGTTCACATATCAGATAACAAGGACTCGAAGATCATTCCGGCGATTCCCGACCATCCTCATCAAGGTGGGGACGATGCCGCAAAACCGATACCAGTACGATCGGAGATGCCACTTCATTCCGGGACGGAAGATCAGAGTGGCAGAATTCAAGCCAGGGTGGTTGAATTGGGAGATGATCAGGATCAACAGTCTTGACTTCGTGATCGGCATTTTGAGAGCGTCGAGGTGAAACAATGAATTGCCCTAATTGCAAGGAGAGTGGCTACCTGATCCAATGTGACTGGGAGGAGGGCGAGTCTGGAGGCGGAGGAGGTCCAGTCGGCGAGCAGCGGTTTGCTGCTGAGCAGTCGCATCGAGTGCGACGGCCAGCTTGCGGAGAGTGCGGCTGGACCGGCGAGTGGGAGTGCGTCGATAAGGATGAGGACTTGGAGGAATAATCATGGCTGAAGGGATCAAGTTCGAGTGCCACGTTTGCCGAGAACAGCACATCTTGGAGGACATGCCATGCATCCTCATTGTGGATGGAACTCTCAAATTCCCGACACGATGCCCATACAACCACGTAGCAACTCCACGGTGGGTGAGAGCATGACATTGTTCACGGACAAGGTAGGTAAGACACGATTCATGCGTATCTTAGAATTTTTCATTACATGGCGAGGCATGGCTTACACTGAGAAGGAAATCTCTAGCGATTTCAAGTATTCATCAGAATCTATCTCAGCAACAATCACGCGATTGGTGAAGCTCGGGTATGTTATTAATTCTGGAAGTTTCTACCAACTCAATGAGAAGAATCCTTATGCCAAATGCTTTATTAAGATTTTTGATACAGGGATTAGTGATGACTTAAAGAGGAAATCCAAATGACGCGCTACCCGGAGGAGTGGTATTGTCAGAAGTGCGGCACAGTGAATCCGACAATCCGGCTGAATCGGAAGACCCGAGATCCATTGAGATATTGCTTGAATTGCAAGGCATCAAGACCGAAGGTCATCAGATGAGGCTTATTGACAAGAAAGACCAATCGTGGGGGCATTATACCGCGCGAGGGCGAGAATATAAGTCTCAGCCGAGGCTGAAGTTGTGCAGCGAGTGCATTGAGAAATACTTTACAATGAGAAGGAAAGGACCATACTTGTGTCCAGCATGCCGAAAGAAAAAGATTGCGCAGCAGGCAGCCGGGAGCTGCTCCGTGATTTGAGGATCCACCTCGTGGTTTGCGCACCATTTGATCACGGAGGCGAGGTTGATCCTCGTCCGATGGTTCGAATCCATCGCTGCGCATCATGGAGCTCCCTGAGATCAAGTACTTGCCGAGCTGGTATGATCCGACTATCGAGTTGACTGCTCAGCAGCAAGAGTACCTTCTGCTTCTTACGAACACATTCAGGATGCGAAGTGAGACTGGCCAGCCGATCCCGTACGTCCCGACAAAGTACCAAGCGCAATTCCACTTGGAGTCGCTCAACATCAAGGGGGTTGATGCGAAGGACATCCTTTACATCAAAGCAAGGGGAGTGTCGTTCACGTCATCATCATGTGTCGACATCATCACGACCGCGAGCATCTTCGACAACCAGACTATCCCAGTCATCGCGCAGCGACAGAAGGCATCGAATTACATAGTCAAGCTCTGCAAGTGGTTCATTTTAAACTCTTGCGGGAATCTCAAGGATCAGTTTGAGTTCAAGGAGACTGAACTCCGGAACAAGAAGACCGGATCAGTCATCGCGTCATATCCGTCTGGAAGCGCAGCGGATTCAGTCAGAAGTCTTCGCTTGATGCGCTGCCTGGTCGATGAGTACGCGTTCCAGAATAGATCAGATGAGCTTTTGGCAGCAGTCCAGGATGCGATGATCGGAAGCCTCTCGCAGACGATCATCGGCTCGACGCCGTACGGCAGGAACAATAATTTCTTCAGGCTTGTCAACAAACCAGTCGGATTCCGAGTGTTCAACCTCCCAGTCTATGATCCGAGCAAGGTCGACATCTTTAAGCCACTGGAACCTCAGAATCTTATTCCGATTGCGCCGTGGATCAATGTCAAGAAGCTTGAGACGAAGCGGCAGAGAGATATTGAGATCTTCAAACAGGAACAAATGTGCTTGCATCCTGACACAGTCGTCCTCGGAGAAAAACCAATGCAAATCAAGAATATCTCCATTGGAGATAGGATACTGAATCGAGATGGCGGGGTTTCTATCGTTAAGGGAATACTCTCTCGTAAAATATCTGAAGAATGCGTTAAGATGCAGGTATGGGGAGGGAACGAGATGTCTCTCACGAAAAATCACCCAATCCTTTCAATCAAGAATAACAAGTCAAGGAGAGAGTACCTTAAGATCTCGCCAGAGTTCAGGTTGGCAGGGGAACTCAAGCCTGGAGATTATATCCTATTTCCAAGATTGAATGGCCGCAGGGGCATTAAGAGCATCAGATTGAGTGCATATCTTGGAGACACATTCATTAGATCTGGGGATCGGATTTATCATAAGGTCAAATGGACAAAAGGAAATTCTTTGCCACTTAACGAACCTAAAAATTCAATATATGATGAGATCCCGCTTAATAGAGATGTTCTTAGACTGTTTGGACTTTATATTGCTGAAGGGTCTGCCGTTGGCAATCAATTGAGGTTTGGGTTTTCATCGAGCGAGAGCCAATTAATTTCTGAAGTCCAGACGACGATAGAGATGTACTTTGGGAAACGAGCATCAATTTCAAATCATGATACTCGGCCGACATCGACAGAAGTGGTCTGTTTTAATAAGCTTCTCCATGACGTCTTTCGCATACTGTTCGGTATAGGAGCTAAGAATAAACACCTTCCAGAATTTGTTTGGGACCTTTCAAGGGATCAGATGATGTGGCTTTTGAATGGGTGTTTTGATGGCGATGGTTGTCGGACCGAGAAAAAATATATTTATGGGACCATCTCGGAGAGATTGGCTAAAGAGATCAATCTCGTGCTTCTTATGAACAATGTCTATTCGAGTGTGCATGTTTCAAAAGACAAGCGGAAAACTGCAATGTTGCTTGGAAGGAAAGTCAACCGAAATCCCCCCTATCAAATCCAGATATATGGTAAATCATTCGAAAGACTATCTAAATTCTTTGGTATAGCGCATCAGGGCGTTCGTCATAGCAAGGTCTTTCAATTTGATAAATTTGATCTTCTTAAGATAAGAACTATAGATTTTAAAGATTATTCTGGAGATGTTTGGAATCTTGATGTTGATGGCGACAGTACCTATTTGACTGAGATCGGGATCGTTCATAATTGCTCGTTCCTTGATGATTCACTTAGCTTCTTACCATACTCTCTTATCATGCAGTGCATCGACAATGAGCTGAAGAATTACTATGAGGACATCATAAAGGATTCTGAGTTCGTCTTCAAGACTGACAATCCGATGTACATAGGGATCGATGTCGCTCGGAGCCGAGACTTCACCGCAGTCTCATTGTTCGAGAAGACCATCGATCCAGAGGACGGAAAGCTGCGGATGACACAGCGATTCATCGGCCTCTTGAAGAACGTCTCCACTCCAGATCAAGAAGCGCTAATTTCAAGCCTCTTCAGGCACTTCCCGAGCATCGTGAAGGTCCGGATTGACATGACTGGCGTCGGCACTGGGCTGTTCGACTACCTCAGACGCCGGCATGGGTCGATGGTCGAGGGCATCCAGTTCTCGGAGAGAGTCAGATCTGGCCAAGGGGGGAAGCGGCTTCCGATCATCGACCGGATGGCGACAAACATGAAGCACATGATGCAGGACGATTCAGTGAGCTTCATCGGAGATGATCTGCAGGTAAAGCACTTGAACGCAGTGAACTATGACTTCAAGGCTGACCACAAGCGGCTTGAAGGACACGCAGACCTGTTCTGGGCAAACGCTCTCGCGCTGCTTAAGGAGGGATTCAGGTCTGGCATCGGCTCGACTGTAGATTATTCATCGACTGTCCCGGTTCCGGGACCGCAAAAGCTTCCGATCCTCGAGAAGCGGGACACTGAGGAGCTGAGGAAAACCCTCGCCCAAGTCACTTGGCCTGAGAAGATCGCTTGGATGAAACGGCAGGCTCGAGGCAGCGGAAGATTTTGATAGCAATGATTAAAAAGCGGAGCACGTTGCAGATATAAAATGGCCGATGACCTGAAGTTCGATGAGCAGAAGATTCTCGATGAGGCGATCATGCGCGGACTCATCACTGAGAATGAGTACTATCGAGAGTACCATCGGAGGTATGTCTGCGCCCATGGAAATGACTCATTCATCCAGCTCCTTGATTGTGCTATCAAGAATGCGATCTCATCTGAACTAATTGACATATTTATCACACTCAACAAGAATTTGCTCAATGATCGGAAGAAGCTTGAGAAGCGGTTCAAGATCAAGATTGCGATACCAGGCGAATTATGAGGGTCAAGACCACATTTGAAAAGTCAGGGAACTGCATCGTCGAGATCGAGGTCTTACAGAAGGAGATCTGTGATGACTTCAAAAATAGCAAGTACTTCATCAATTGGACGTGCGCGTGGGTCTCCGGCGCGATCCGAGCGAGCGTCTTGAATGAGATCATCAAGATCGTCGACGATCCGATGCTCCTTCATGATAAGGAATTCCGAGATCAGATGAATGAGTCGATGCTGTCTGAAGCCGCCACTGACGCTATACTCATCCATACCAAGCTCAAGCAGATGGCTTTAGGAGCGCAAGTACAGGAGAAGGAGAGTGAGGAGCGTGACAAATCTTATTTCGGCTAAAGTCAACAAGGATATGTGCATCTGCGTTTGCGGGCATCCGAAGTACTGGCACAACAAGAAGGGGAAGTGCTTGAAGTGCAGTTGCAAGAGGTTCATCTGATGGAGATTGCAAAGATCGGGGAAACGATTAAGGTCGACTACAGCGATTATGGGAATGTCTTTGGGATCCGAGTCATCATGATTGATGGCGAACAGGAGTTTGAACTCAAGCCGGATGAGCCGATCTCCCACATACGACATGGGAAAGCCTTTGTACCAAACTTCAGACGGAATGGCAAGATGAAATTCATTAAGACTAGGCCTGGCGACGTCGTGATACTTGCTAAGAGCAATCTGATCGCGGTATTCGTCACGGAAAAAGAATCTATCAATGACATAGTAATCTCGGACGTCATCGCGCTCACGGCCAACATCGACCCGGATGGGAGCGTCTGGGGATTTGACACAAATTGCGGCCAGATCGAGAACTTGATCAAGGAGGCGAGGAGACTGCTCGAAGAGTGAGATGAATTATGATCGGATCGAAGCAAAGATTATAAATGGGAAGATGGTCTCAGTACCAGTCAAGGAGACCGATGAGGTAGATACTATGGCAGAATCAACAAAGAAAGCAACAATCGACAAAGCAGACATGGTGCGAGACTTAGGCGATGGGATTAAGTTCTTTGAGCTTCAGAAGCAGAAGCTCGAGGAGCAGATCACTGAGCTTGAGGGAAAGATTGATGAGTGCGACAAGGTCATCAGTGCGAAGAAGAAGCGGCTGGAGGAATTCCTGCATGATGAGTGAGCGCAAGAGCTTAGTCCCGATCTCGAACTTCCCGGTGATCTACGTCATGATCACCCAGATCTGGGACCAAAAGAATTCATGCTATCACCTTGTCTACAAGACATACACGTCATTCGATGTCAAGGTTGAACGCGTTTTGACTAATTTCGCGGTCATTGAGCCAAAGGCTCATAAGTGGCAAAATAATCAAGAGGAGCTGCTTGACACTGTAGCAACGATCAAGGTACTTCGGCTTATGGAGCAGGAGAACCAGATGCGAAACATTGAGCTTACGCTGATCGGCGCAACACAATATACTGTGCCGAGATCGATGCGCAGGTTCCACTCCTTGAATGTGGAGAGAACTAAGTCTTTAAAGAAGTTCGACAAGGAGTGCATTCGGCCGCACATCATGCAATTCTTCGGGCCAGATCGGAAGATGAAGAATTTTGACTTCACGATGACATTGATTAATATGCGACGGAATACTATTGCGTCGGTTCCGAAAGTCTTGACTAAGTGGTACCAAGTGAACGTTCCACCGAGGACGCGAGTCGCAGCCAACTCACTTAGCGTTGAGCATCGGGAAGTTGTTTTGAGCAATATTGAGGCGATCAACCTCCATGGCGACGGCCAGAAATTTTTAGATGGAGTGGATGAGCTCTATGATTGGACGATGAAAAATATGGATTGGAGCGAATCTCACTTGGAGCTTGACAATGGAGCATGAGCACGCGCCGAGCGAGATCGTCATCAAGACGAAGAATGGCGAGGTCGTCATGCGGATCGTTTGGTGCGTCCAGTGCGGCGCAATCAAGCTAAACGACGCGAGCGATTGGAATCTGCCATTGACCATGAGTGCGCTTATCATCAAGAAGCCGGAGGCGGAGAAAAATGGTTGATATACCTAGTAGATGGGTGGATTGCAGCAAGCATGGCAAATCTGCGGCAATTACTGTATCTGAGGATGGTAAGCCGGTTGGGATCTACTGCTTTAAATGTATTGCTGAATGGATTGACAAGCATTTTAAGAACTATCTTCCGAGGGTGAAAGGATGACTTGCATAGTGACCGATGCGATGTGGGCAGAGTTCATTCAGCATATTAGGAACACCCACCATTGGGAAGTACTGTTCGCTATCGCACTCTTCACTCCCGCGGCCATTGCATTCCTCTGGATGTTCAGAGATTTCCTTCGCACATTCAAGGCGAGGTCAGTCATCTACCCGGAGTCGAAGAACGGATTCGTTCCTGACGCGGTGATGCAGCCGTTTCCGTGGATAAAGAAAGCAGTTAAGGAAGTCCGGCTTGTGAAAGGTATAAGACCACGACCTCAGATGGCAAGACGACACGGAGGAAAGAGGCGATGATTCTCGAAGAACTTGACAAGGAATGGGAAGGGCAAAATGTAGAGAAGGCAGCGTTGAAAGCTTTGTGCCGGAAGTATTCCCCTAAAGCGATCATGGAGTGGGTCCATCGCGGTCTTTCGATCGAGAGCAAAGAGCTTCTCATCACATGGCATCGCGAGTCGCTTAATCAACTCGGAGCGCCAATCATCGACATACCAGAGAGCTCGCCAGAGAACGATTATGGCGACTACTTTTCGGAGAGATGAGAGTGGAAGACGACGGATGGGACGATGCCGAGGATTTTGATGATTCAGGAGAAGAAGAATAAGCGAGGAGGGAAATGAATATGCAAGCAAAAGAGACCATGAAGAAGATAGAGAACGGAGACATCGCTAAGATCTGGATGGACATCCAATCTGTGTTCCAGCTGGCGAGCAGCAAAGCCATAACGCAGGGCGAATGTTTCAAGATGTTCAACGCACAGAGGGCAAAACTTGGGTTTCCTGGGATGAGTGCAGAGGACTTCGCACTCAACTTCACGAGCAAGCCGAAAGAACCTCAGCCGTATCCGAAGGAAGCGCCTGTCAAGACGGAGGCAAAGTAAGAGATGGACAAGAGAATCAAGTGCCCGCAGTGCCAAAGTAAGGTCTTCAGGATAGTCGATACGGATGAAGATCTAAAGGTCAGCTGCAATAAGTGCGGCGCGACTTATCTCGGCTTCAAGAAGAAGACTGCAGAGCCCGCACAACCTGAACTGGCGCTGAAATCATGATATTCGACCAAGCTCATCTTGAAGCCTTCTGGCAGGTGAAGACTCACCGCGAGGAGAACTTCATGAAGGAGCTTATCGCATACATCAATGGTCAAGGGTGGTTCAAGTCAAACGAGTCTGAACTGTTCAGGTTCCTGTCAAGGAGGTCAGTCAAAGTGGAAACAAGATTGTCGAAGCCAGAGATCGAGCGAATGATCCGTCAAATGCTGCCGCACGCGACGATCTCCCGCTGGGATGAGAATGATCTCATCTTAGATATGGATCCATCAAAGCTCAAGCGCGAGGTCGTGAAGGATGCTGAAATCTTCATGCCAGCGCACAAGCCGCGCACCATCTTGGGAGACTACACTATCTGCCCGATCGTGAAGGGAGAGACGACTGCGCACTATCTCATCATCCAATGATGAAGTTCTTCGAGCTGCCATTCCATAGTCCGCCAGCTTTTGATGAACGAGACGAGTACAAAAAGAAGCTGGCGAATGTCTCGGTAGAGAAGGTCCTCAATGAGCTCGAGATCCGCAAGATCTTAAGGGACTGCTTAGAGCCGAAGAATTTCTTGCTGAGGGAGGAGCGCTCGATCTCTGGGATCGATGGGCACCCGTTCGACTTAATCGCTGGAGACCAGGAAACGCTTACTCTTATTGGATTTGAGATTAAGGGCGATGGCGATGCGTACACTCTCCTTCCGTCTCAGATTGATTCTTACATGTTCGGCTGCGACTACACTTTTCTGGTTGTCCACAAGAAGAAGTCTCCTGAGTATCTTCCGCGAGGGATCGGAGTCCTCAGGGTTTTTGATGATGGGTCAATGACAGTCGAAGTCTGGCCGAAGATGATCCATTGGACTGAGGTGGCAACTGAGTCAGAGCGCGACTTGCTGTTCAGCGCGAATGGGTTCGGCGGGAACGCTGATAAGGTGATGAGCTATCTCGACATCATCGAGGGAGTGCGGCGCAATATTCTTTTCAATCGGTTCTTCGCGGAGCGAGACTACATGCAGAGGAGCTATAAGAAGTTCTGGCCGTTCACAGAGGAGCAGAAGGTCATCATGATGGGGTTCAACTTGCCGAGCCAGGTGAAGCTCTTGGAGCGAGACCTCTTGGGACTTGAGAGGCGGTTCTTGACGGTCAAGCAGACGTTCCTTAAGGGCAAGGCTTACGCTGAAAAGTAATCATATTTAAATACAGGAGAATCGGAGGTCCATTGATGGGGACAGATGCTGGTGTGACAAGCGATTCAGTTGAACCTTCAAGAGTCTGGAGGCCGATCTTCATGATGAGGGACAAATTCGACCTTGCGAAGATCGGGATCCGCAAGCGGCGCGAGGAGATCAAGATTGTATTCGCTCGCCAGAGAGCGATCTTAGTCGCTAAGCTGCGATGGATCTACAGTCGGTGGATTGTCCAGAAGATTATTAGCTTCGACATCTCGTTCATCTTTGTCTTCTTAGCGCTCAAACTTGCAGGGTATGGGTGGACTAAAGAGAATCTGCTCGCATCGCTTGGGTTGTGGTTCATGATCAAGGAGATCTTCAAGCATGTCAGGGGAGTCGCGACATCGTTTCGGTTCAAGGGGTAGGTGAGGCATTATGGTTTCATTGAGGGAGATGTTCACAGCGCAGCGCACAGTCACTCGGCTCGGAGCAATCAGCTTCCCGACGAACATCTTCCGGGACGAGAAGCGCACTCCCCACTACGAGATGCACCGCTCGTTGGAGCTCTTCGAGATGCGGCCGATGATCAACTCGGCCGTCAAGCAGCTCGCGCGGTTCATCATCGGCGGGACCATCTCAGCTAAGTCAGCTGATCAGCGGTCGCACGACTTCCTGAATGCCTGGATCAAGCAGCGCGAGAACTTGCAGAACGAGGTCTCCAACATGTGCGTCTCCGCGCTGTGCACAAACAACGTCTTCGCGGAGCGATCCTGGAAGGAGATGGTGAACCACCAGTGGGTCCTCGACAACGTCTTCAATATCAATGACGTGAGCCGCGTCTACTATAATCTGGACGCGCAGTCGAAGGAGAACCAGACCGCCGAGGAGCGGATGGACTCTTACTGGCTCTACGAGGTGCCGATCGAGATCCGGCAGGCGCCGTTTGGCGGGGTGAACCTCAGGCCAAAATTCTGGAAGGTCAATTACGTCTACGCTTCATACCTCTACGCGAAGATGATCTGGGCAGTCGGGATCCATCAGTCGAAGATCGACCACTGCAAGTTCGGGTGGTCCAGAGACGGCATCTACGGCAGGGGATTCTTGGCATCCTGCATCGACGATGGCGAGATTCTCACTGAGATCCTCAAGAACTTCGCGACAATCGCCAGGTACCGAGCGATCGGCAGGAAGATCATCTCGATCGGCGACGTTGAGAACGTCGCCGGCACTGAGGATATCTTGAAGATCCGGGATGACCTCAACTCGCTCCCAGAGAACGAGCACCTCATCATCAACAAGCCGTTTAAGTCAGAGCCGCTGTCGTACACAAACGAGAACGATCCGATGCAGAACCAGGTCGACTTCCTCAGGAAGGACATCTCTTCTGGTCTCGTGCCGAACTACCTCACGCCGTGGAACTCTGAGGTGAACCGCGCGACAGCGATGGAAGCTAAGATCCCATTCGAATTAGAGATCAACTCCTTCAGGCAGGAGATGATGGAGTTCTTGAACAGATTAATAATCAAGGAGCTCAGGAAGGTCTACACATGGCTCGCTGATGACGCTACCTTCACTTGCGGTGTTATCGACTTCGAGACTAAGGATGAGAAGGTGAGGTACGGGAACACCCTCTTCACGGCGAACATCATCACCCTCAACGAGTTCAGGAAGCTGGTCGGCTACGAGACCGTCGAGAGCGGTGACAAGTTCCTCAAGGACCTGGTCGACACGACAGCGACGATCACCGGCGGGAGGCCGATGCCAGCCCCGCGGAGCGAGTCAAGAGGCGGTTCAGCCTTTCGGATCCTGAAGGAGCAGCTTTCGCCAGAGGACTCGAAGTTCTTAAGAGCTGCAGAAGGAAGCACCTCAATAATCCAATCCAGGGAGATCCGCGGGAAGAAGATCAGATTGGTCAAGGCTGAGACTGGGTACTTAGTCTACGATGGCAAGAGTCTGCTGAAGGACTTCTTGCCAGACGAGCGCCCTGCTGCTCAGGCGTTCTACGATGTCACCGTAGTCAAGCGCGAGAGGTCCCTGGATGACTTCTATGACCAAGAGCTCATCGAGCACAAGGTATGGGATGCCTTCTTCGACGAGGTCAAGCGGGTCAACGTAGAGGCCGTCGAGGAGGTCTTCAAGCAGCTGGGACAGAGCAAGGTCCACTCTGAGGGCTTCAAGGAGCAGATGGTCTTAGGGAAGGACATGCTGCCGAAGCTTGATCAAATCTTCGCTCGCTTCGATGCGCGCTTGAGCGACATCGTCGCCAAGGCAGTCGAGGACTTGTACGGCATCGCGATCCAGAAGATCGACGTGCTCGGGAGAGACGTAGCGGCAGATGACAAGGCCAGGCAGAAATTAAGAGAGATCGCTGAGATCATCAAGCAGCGGGTGCACAACGAGCTGAAGACCATGCACGGCTCGATGAAGCAGGACATCTTCAGGCGGCTGAGCGACGCGGTGGTCACCAACAAGCCGATCGGAGAGCTCAAGCAAGAGCTCAAGGACGAGTACTCTTACTACAAGACCAAGGAGAACCCTCAGGACTGGAAGATCGACCGCGTGGCCCGGACAGAGCTGGCAAACGGCACCATCTTGATGAAGCTCTCCAAGTGGAAGGAGATGGGGTTCTCTAAGGTCGAGCACCTCACCGTCATCGACGACAAGACCGGGGAGAAGGATCGAGAGTTCAACCGCAGGGTCTTCGAGATCGACTACCTTCTGTCGAATGATGAGGACCGGATCCCCTTACATCCAAACTGCTTCCCGGCAGGGACGAAGATTCTTACTAGATCTGGAGAGAAGCCGATCGAGAAGATCAAGGTCGGGGACGTCGTCAGAACACACAAAAACAGATGGCGTCTGGTCATAGGAACAATGAGCCGGAAGTACGTCGGAGATCTCTATCGCTACAAAGCGCTCATCGGGACTCCTGGCCATCCAATCTTCATCAAGGGGAGGTTCATCCCACTCAAGAAACTCAGCAATGACGCTGAGTATGCCAAGTGCGTCGTGTACAACATCGAGGTCGAGGAAGACGAGAGCTATGTCGCGAATGGGATCAAGGTCCACAATTGTCGGTGTACTTATGTCGCCTATGAATAAGAGAATCAAGGTCATGAAGCCAAGCGGACCATTCTATCTTGTTGAAACTATCTGTGCAGAATGCAGAGTTAAGATCCTTAGAACACCAGCAAGGGCGAAGCGGAATTGCTATTGCAATGGCAAATGCCAGATGGCTTATGAGTATAGAGTTGGAATTCGTGATCCGCATAAAATCACTGAAGGATCTCATGAATTCCTTAGAGAACGCACTCGCATGAGAGAGGAAACTGGGAATTTTACCCGCCAGATTGGGAAGCGCGGATATTATGTCATCATCACAACTAAAGGAAGGATGTATGAACATAAATATGTCTGGGAGAAATATCATGGAAAAATTCCGGACGGAAAGGTCATCCATCATCGGAACGGAGATCGACTTGACAATCGGATAGAGAATCTTGAATTAATAAAAATTTCAGCACATCATGCTCTCCATTATAAGGAATTGATCATTGGAGACGATGGTCGGTTTATGGGAAAATAAATCGAGTGATTACGATGAGCAGGAGAGCGATCAGGTATCTGATGAACGAGAAGCAAGATGTCGGATTGCTTGAGATGCTCATCATCTTCGCGATGGCATTAGGAATCCTGTTCCTGATCGCGCTCGCTTACTGGAGGTTCTGAAATGAGATCTTTCCGCGAGCGGCTCAACGTGGTGCATTACGAGCAGTTCATAAAGAAGTTCAATGAGAAGTTCATCCAAGATCGCGGCGATGATTTTGCGATCTCGCTCAAGGGCGAACCGCTCTCCCGGGTAGGGACGATCAGCTTAGACCGCCCAGATTGGGATCTCAAGGGAGTAAAGCACGAGGTCTGGGCTGATCCGAACAGGACAGTCCAGGTCGCGACGAACGGTGTGAGGCCCTCAGACGGATGGATCTGCTCTGACCGGCGTTGCGCGAAGCACAACTCTCGATTCTACCGCGAGACGGCTGGATACCAGACCACGATGCTCGGCAAGGGACTCATCACTGGAGACCTGTACACCTGCGGCCACGGCTGCCGGTATATGGAAGGTCTCAGCGAGGAGTCGCAGCGGAGGTATGGGGCATGATTGCGGGGACGGCAGTATCACCTCATCGGACAATAATCTTTCTTGCGCCGTCCCCATCATTCTCATGGCGGGATGCCGGAGGGAGCTGAGATGGTAGAACTTTTGGTGGACATCAGGAAAGCAGTGCGCCGGGACGGAAGAATAATCCTCATCGCGCATCAAGAGCAAGCCTACACTCAAGAGGCGTACAACAACATGCTGAACGAGTGGAAGAAGGAGCTGAAGTCGAAGCGCGAGTGGCTCAAGAACTATGACAAGCACTTAGCTGACGGAAAGAAGACCATGGCTGAGCAGATCGAGGCGATGCGCAAGCAGCTCGAGTTCGACGCGAAGAACCTCGCCAAGGGGATCAAGGAGCTCGGCAAAGTCGAGGAATGATGACTAATCATACTCCTGAGACAAAAGAATTCCTGGAGTTCTTGGCGGAGTACCGCACTCGCGAGGAGATCGAGAAGAAGTTCGACATCTCTGAGACCCAGAGCTACCATCTGCTCAAGTGGGCAGAGCGGGCGAAGCTCATCAAGCCGATGCAGCTGCGCGTCGCCGGGAAGACGAACCGCATGTGGTACTATCGGGTTATTTAATCATTTTTAAATACCAGCGACGCCGTAGCCTATCCATGGTAGCGTCGTAGTCACGTGCGCATAGCGAATCACTCTTTCAGATATAGTCATGGAGGGAGGAGAATGGCATTCAGAGAAGACCTTAAGAGGCTCAACGAATCGGTGGAGATTACTATCCTGCGAAATAAGAAGACCGGGAAAGAACGGAAATTCGACGAGAACGATCCTCCCCAAGCAAAGGAAGAAGAGGACCTCATCAACTCGGGAGAGTGGGAAGTTGTCGGGGCATTTTGGGAGGGAGCCAAGAAGGCTGAGGCTGGAATGGCATTCAGGGAAGACCTTAAGAGGCTCAACGAATCATCAAATCTTGAAGTCGGGAATTATTGGTCACCGACTGGAGATGAGACATGGGAGATCATTACGATTTCTGGCGACAATGTCTCACTCAAGAACGTCGACACTGGCACGACAAAGACTGTGAAAAAGAGTGAGGTCAAAGAGGTCACGCTCGGCAAGAAAGCACAGCCTGCAACTGCATCACTCGATCCGGCTGCGAAAAAGATGTTTGGCAAGTCTTACGATTCGCTCTCTGGAGAGGAGAGGAAAAAGGTCAGGAGAAGCCTTGGGATCTCAGAATCGCTCAAAGAGGGAGTCGTGCGTAGCATGGAGTGCCCGAGGTGCGGCAGAACAGTGACTGAGGACATGATCATGGACGCTCCCGACGGGAAGTATACAAAGATGGAGTCGTTCAAAGAGTCTTGGGCATATTGGACTGATAACGATCTTGGCATGACGAAGATCAAGCGAGCATTCGACATCGCAAGGATTAACCATGATGACAATCTAGTTCCTGGAAAGATCGTCATCGCTGATGAGGACTTCGACAAGTCTCAGGATGCGCTTGATCGGATCCCTGAGCGACACCAGATTGATCCGATCAACTGCGATAAGATTGGCGCAAGAATCAAGGTTGAGCAAGTCCATGCGCCGATCGGCCAAGAGCCAGAATTCGAGCAGCAGCGGAAGATGGTCAAGAAGCTTCTCAAGACTGAGCCGATCGATGAAATAATTAAGATGCTCATCGACGAGGGAGCTACAAAGGCTGAGGCCGAGAAGGTCATCCGGAGAGCTCAGACCGAATCATCCAGGGAAGCATTCCATTCAAGAGATCCGAGGCAGAAAAGCACATTCCCAACTGACCCACATAAGGCAGACCCGAACTGGAAGGGATATTCTGTCCTCACCGTCGCTGGAGACCTCTGGTATTTTGATACCGAGGAAGAAGCTCGGGACTACGTTAAGAACTTCAACGAGGGAGATTACAGCATAAGGAGAGTCGAGTCTTTCAAGGAAGGGAAGACACTTGAACAGATTGGCAGAATCTGGGACAAGATGACTCCCGAGCAGAGGGAAGCGAAACTGCTTGCCACTGGATTGAGTCAGCAGAACGTTGATGAGATGGTTGACAAGAGTTGGAAAGAGCTCAAGATTGCCCACACGATGTTCATCGGGAGAGCCTTCGATGAGTCCTTCAAGGAGGCGAATTTTAAAAAAAATGATTGGGCTCTCAAACTGTTCAAGAAGAGGTATGATGAACTCACCCAACAACAGAAGACCTTCGTTGATGAGACTGTAAGAATGATGAAG